CTTGACCGCTTGACCAGGCCTTGTTGACCTCGGCTTCAGTATAGTTAAAGCCGTGTCGAGCGGCCCATTCTTCTACCATTTTTAGGTATGCCCAAAATTCTCTACCTGAATCAGGTGATTGACCAAGGTTCCGGTCAATCCGGTCCATCGCCTTGTCTTCGGTTCCGCCTTTGCGACTTCCTCTACCCATATTATTTAGTATTATTATTATTATCTGACTTGATTGCCGTCTTTGGTAGCATCAGCTGAAGCATGAATACTAATCCCCAAGCTTGCGAAGCACTGATCTGCTTGAATCCGAAAATTTCGGGTAGCAACCAGTTCCAGAGCCATTTAACTGGGAAAGCCATTAAGGCCGAAGCAATGAGCCCAATTACTAGAGCTCCAATAATTGCACCTATTTGTTGTTGTCTATTTTGCATCGGTAGTGGGTGTTGTTATGTCAGTAGTGGAGCCGGTTTTAGGCTTGCGAGGCTTGCGAGACTTGGCTGGTTCAGCAGTTTCAATCTTTGCTGCCAGTGCGCTCTTTAGCTGGTCTATTTCTTGTTGTAGTTGGTTACATCTAAGTTCTGCGAAGTAGGCTGAGCCAACCCATGTCAGCAAGGCAAGAGCTTGTAAGGTGTCATGATATTCCTTAATGATCAGACTTGTGGAGATTGTCAAGGCGCAGATTGCGACCATTACAGCATAGATAATCTTTGATACTTTTTTCATGTGAATCCTTTTTTATTTTTTAAATTGTTAGAATATTGCGAATATTGTTTTGTCTATCTTACCTAGACCAGGGTTCTTTGGCTCTTTTCTCTAGAATCTGCTTTAGCCTTTTATGCAAAACCTTGCGTTCAACTGTTAAGTGTAGCTTTACAAATTCTGCATCTATCCAACTCCAGTCAATTAGACCGGGTTTCTGTACTGCTCTCTCGAGAACAAGGTCTATTATATCTCTTTCTTTAAACATCTGTTTCAGTTAATTTTGCCACTTCTTCCCAACCAAGTTCCTGTAATCGGAGGGTTATTTCATGAGCCCATTCAAACTCTTCGTTAGCTACAGCCACCTTTCTTGCCCAAGCCAGGGCCTCACAAACCCGATAGGATAAGTATTCCCTTTCCTCCTGCTGCCAAGGCGAACCCTGCGCGCTTGCTCGGACTTCCCTTTCGAGGCCGGTAATTGCGGATCGGATCTGGTGCCAGTCCCGGCCAGACCTCTCGAGAACCCGGAAGAATTCTTGAATTAAAGTTTGTAATACCATGTTTCCGTAAGTTAGTTAAGATCAGATTATTATACTCTGCTTGGGTCAAGAGTTCTAATAGACCTGTCCAGACCTGCTAAACCGCAACGTCTACCGGACAAACCGCAACGTCCAACGCTATTAAGCGCTTTTTTCTCTAGAAGCCGGCCAGACCCGGCGGAACCTAACTGGCTTTGCCACCGGCCCGGCCATGGCCTACTAAACCGAACACCGGCTGCAGCAGGCCGGGTACTGCCGGGATCCTGACCTGGCTGCCTCCTGGAGCGGTCCCGGTACAGCCGGCCAGCTCACTCCCGGAGCGGTCCCCAGGTGACTCCGGTAGTGGTACCGGGCTACCCCAGGAGTGCCCCCAGAGTGACCTTGCTGACATAAAGAAAGTACTCCGGGAGGGCAGCCGCAGCACTTTACTTTTTTCCGGTTTCTCCACGGCCAGGGGGTACCTTCTGGACCAATGTGGCCAGGCAGGACCAGGGCTAGGCCTACTCGAGGTTTCGGGGTCTACCTAATAGCTTTTTATAAATTCTCCCCGGGCTCGGCACTCTACCTGGAACAAATTCTCCCCCGGGTAGGGGCTATATAAATAACCACATGTACCAATATATTAAATCATATAGGCTCTTTGAGTCTGGATCAGCTCAAGAGATTATCGCAGATATTGAACTTGCCAAGCTTGGTCTGCTTGATTCTGGGATTAAACTCATTACTGCCCGGGTAGAATTGGATAACTTGGCACCTGGTGCTGGTGCAGAGATCTTTATCAAATGGAGGCTAGATGAGTTTCCGCTGATCGCTAGACTACCCAATAATCGGGATTCATGGGTTGATGTTGTTCGCAATGTACCTGGGATCGATCCCGATGGTGATGCGGACCCAGAGACTCATACCCGAAACCTACAGGCTGTTTGGGATTATCTGTTCTTGCGAGCCCGCCAGCACGGGGCAGCTGTCCTCCATGTCAGATTTGATAACTTTGATCAAAGGTGGTATGGGGTTGAAACGGGCGAGAGATTACCTGATCTAGGCAAGCTCTAAATTATAAATAACTCTATGAATTACTATATCAAATCTTATGGGCTCTTCGAGTCTCGTTCTGTACAGGATATTGTCCAGGATACTGAGATGTCCAGGCTTGGGCTTGGTACTGCAGATATCAAATTAATTTTAGCAAAGGTGTATTGGGATAGACTAGAGATTGGGGTAGATACGGCAGTCACATTTATTGACTGGCACTGGTTTGACTCATGGCCTTTTGTTCCACCAATTGACCTTGACAGCTGGTCTGACCGACTACGTGCAGTAAAAGGTTTTGATACCAGTGCCTATGGAACCGCTGCAATAGACCGCGAGATTCACCGCGAGAATGAAAGGCTCGTTAGGGATTACCTCTTTAGTGAGGCCCGCGAACACGGTGCTGAAGTACTCCATGTTGTTGACGGCAACCGGTGGTACCTCGTGGAGACGGGCGAGGCTCTACCTGACCTTACCAAACTTTAGGCCCTTGACTTTTTGGCGTGCCTGCACTGCCGCTAGAACCCCCTTGGGCGGGGCCAATACTTAAAAAAATAAAAACAATGCGGATACAAACTTGCTATGTGGCCTCAACGGGCGAACCGGTTTACCAGGTGGTTGATGAGTGCTGGACCTGTACAGGTCTGCGTGAAGTAATCCTGTTTGAAACCCGGAGTCTTGCCGAGGCTGACAACTGGCTGCAGAGCCGAGGTTAGTCCTCTGCCTGCTGACTTGCAATCTCGCGCTGCCGAGCACTGCGCTGTGGTAGGGTCTGGATAAGTAGAGTTGCATGCCGAACTGCAAGGTCCAGTGCCTCAGCTGCTGACGAACACTCGTCTACTGGAATCTGAATTGGCCCAGTACCGTGCTCAAGCCTCTGCCGCTCTGAACTCACTGAGGTATTAACCCCTGAATTAAGGATCCTGTGTTGCGAGCCTCCTGAACCATCAATACTATCCCAAACCCTAATCTCTGGACCCTCAGTGACCTTATTGTGGACGTACTGGCTATTTTCTGGAGTTGTGGTACTGAAAACCTCAACAATCACATAGGCACCAGTATCTCGGCCTTTTGTCATTGGCCCGGTGTTAGGTAACCTTAGGGCCCATACAGTTCGCCAACCTGAGTTCATGCTCGTTAGCGGGTCAATGTATATTTCTGGACTGATTCCGTTGAGTCTCTCACTCAAGGTTTCTTGAAGCCATTGGTCAAGCCCGCTGCCAAGTCCAAGCCCAAAAAGTTCAGAGTCAGCTTCGCTCCAGTTCTCGAATAGTTTAACATACTTTGTCATCTTGATTATTTATTCGGGTCACACAAAAAAAGGGCCTCATTGCTGGGGCCCTTTTGGTTAGGTTTAGTATACAGATTAAGCTGTAGCCTTGCGACCACGTACTGTATCGTACATCTTGTTAATTACCTTAGTGTCAGCCTTACGACCTGTTACTACAGCACTTACGTAAGTAGGCTTGATACCCATACGATTTGCAACTGTTGTATTATCACCGTGACGCTTACGATCAGCGATAATCGCTAATTTTTGCTCAGTTGATAATTTTTGATAACTGCCTCTGCGGCTTGTTGTTGCAACTGTTGTACTAACTGTTGCTGCGGTTACTTTTGATTTTCTCATTTTAGACATAATTTTTAAATGTTAAGGCTATTATACCGCATCTGCAGAAGAATTGGCCGATCTGGAATAAATAACTCTGTATAAAATTATAATTAAGATAATGACTCACAAAACAAGTAACTTTCAGGACTGGCTCGTTACAGAGGTTTCGGACGATGACAAGGAACTGCATGCACTAGGGCTTGGTGAACTTGATTTTGAGGACCGTTGGGGTTCAATGATTGAGGAATGGGGAGAGGATCCTGGGATCCAGGCTGCAATCGAAACCCTAAAGAGCCGCACTGTTGCCCTTAGGGACAAGTGGCTCAATTTGGAAGAGCCTGAAGAAGACGCAGAATACAGCCGAAAACTGGAATGGTGGTATGAACAGGCAGTCGACGATCTAGGCTGGTTAGAATACGCCCTAATCGTTGAGCGCTGGTAAACCTAGAGTAATCCCGAAGTATAAATAACTAGATAAAATATAAAAACTAATACATGAAGAATTCAATTATCAAATCTTATGCAAGTTGGCTCAACGAGAACCTACTCATTGCTGAGGCTGATGGTGTTGATGTCAATGCTCTTTATAAAGCCGGCGACCGTGCCAAGCTGATAGAGGCTGCAATGGCAGTTGACTCACCAGAGGTAAAGGCTCATCCAGCCTATGCTACAACAATGGAATGGTGGAAACGTGGAGGTGCTGACCTTAATCTTTTCAAGAGCCTACTTAAAAAGGGTTCTGAACGCAGAGCTGACCAAATGGCCTCGCTAAAATCAGCATACTACTGGGCAGGTTCAAGTTCAAATGTTACAATGGGAACAACGCTTGGCACCTTCTATAAAGTAGCTGACTCAATCATTGCAAATGGTGCAAAGCTTGGAGTTGACCCTGCTAAGATCGAAGGTCTTAAGGCTGCGGTTGCAGGTCTTAAAGTAGACCAGCAAAAAGGTTTCTTACCTAAACGTAGAGAAGTGTTGGGAGCAATCCTACCGCTAAATCTAATAGATGGAACAACCTCAATTGACGGCAAAGAAGTTGACGTTATTGCTGGAATCACATCAGAAACTCCAAATCCAAAACTGGTTAATATGTTAAAGGCTTGGAAAATTGGATACTATGGTACCCCTGAACTTGCAAAGGACCCAGCCTCTTCTTATCAAACCCTAAAAGCTTACCAAGCTGACCCAGCTAAGAGTAATGATTTTTGGAAAAGTGGTATAAGCTTAAGCAATGCTCAGAAACTTGAAATCCTAAATACAATTCAGGCGAAAGCTGATGCATACGTCCTAAAACACAAGGAAGTTGACATGGTGAAGGCCATCTCAATTGCGGCTGACCTTTATATTGCACCAAAAGCAGAAGAGATTAAAGTTACGGTTACTGAGGCTCCAACTCCTGAACTTCCAAAGCCAATCACAGTTTCTTATCCAGGTGCTCCAAAGAGTGATGATGACCTAAACTCGAAGAAAGGCCAAAGCCTTTTTCCAGATAATGGTATTACTGTTACTCCACAAGCAAGTACTGAGCTTAATGAAGTGGTTAAAGCTGCGGTTGATGCAGTTAAGACAGCTGGTGGTACAATCACTGGTATTAAAACTTGGGGTTATTCAGGTACAAGTAAAGTTGGAACTAATTATACGTCAGCAACCGGTACTGGTAATCCAGCCTTGGCAACTGACCGTTTAGCTGCAATTAATAAAACCTTAGCCGCTGCTCTAACTGCAAATGGAGTTACTGTTGCACCAGCTATTGACCCTACTCGTAATAAAGCAAATCCAAATCAAGGTCCTGAATGGACTGATGCGGACAAGGCAAACTCTGCTAAATACGGAACGCCTGGCGCCAGAACAGAGGAATACAATAAGACATACGGCCCTTATCGTTTCTCAATTGCTTTTATGGAACTTACATTTACTGTATCTCCAGACAAAAAGCTTCCACCGGCTGCCACTGCAACCGCGAGCGGAACTTGGAAAGTATACATGAACTGGATAGGCGAAAGTATTACAATAACCCCACCAACTCTTAGATTTGGAGGATTCCACAGTTCAGCGCCTAAAATTGGAAATATCGGCAATAAGATGAAGTGCCCAGAATTTTAATCAATACTAACTAAATTAGAAAAGCCGGATCTCTCCGGCTTTTTTTATGTGATGTGGGCGAATATTAATTTTTTACTGCAAATAAGCTGCATGCATATCCCCTAGTTTCCTTTGCTGAATCCAAGTCCTCAACTCTAATTCCAAAACCTGTGTGAGTTACAGTTGGGTCAAGTATTGCTGCTCTGTGGGCTGGAGAATAGATCCAACTTGCAAACATTTCCTTGATTACTTGCTCAACCGTAAAAGCTGGACGATAGTAACCAGTTACTTGATAATTAACTGCGTTTTCTCTAACTCGCTGTACGTCAAACCGGTTAGTCCAAGTAGAGTCAACTCTGGTCAACCTAGAATTATCAAGTACTCCGTAAATTGGTAAACCTGGTTTGGGTATCTCAACATGAGTTAACTCATTGGCTCTGAACATCCAGTCAGCGTGTAGAGCAGAGGCAGAATCTAGAGTAGCATCGTATTGGACTGCCGCTAATCCATTTTTTGCACGATACTCATTAACCAATTTCAAATAGAGCTTGTCAGCTACATCCTGAGCTTGGGCTCCGATTGTCAAGGCTAAAATGATGATTGTGATTAACTTTTTCATATAGTTATTATACTATCTTTCCGATACTTATTACAAAAATAAATAAAAAATATGAAAACTTTTAAAATCTCTTTAGTAGCACTAGTCTTGATCCTAATCAGTCTAAGCTTTGCTCCAGCGCCAACTGCTGTTAAGTTGGAACACAAAGGCTATACCACTTATTATAGCAAAGAATTACACTATCCAGTAAAGGTTGAATGGTGGGACACTAAAGCCCGTCTTGTTTGCCCAGAATCAAAAGTTGCACGTAAGGACGAGTTTGCGCCAGATCCATTGTTACCGGCTGAAACTAACCTTATGAAAGATTATGTTGGTTCAGGCACTGACCGTGGTCACATGTGTCCAGCTGCTGACAATCAGTGTAGTGCTGAATTGCAAAAGGAGTGCTTCTATTTCTCAAACATGACTCCACAATATCATTCATTAAACGCTGGAGACTGGAAAAAACTTGAGGTAAGAACTCGCACTCTAGCAACTGAATTTGATTCAGTAATGGTATGGTGTGGTTCAGTTGGAGTTTCTAAGAAAATCGGAACCACGTCAGTTCCAACTAAGTGCTGGAAAGTTATCTTCGTTAAGAAGACCAAGCATTGGGAAGCCTATATTTTTAATAATACACCAGACAAACCAATCGGCCTTGATAAATGGCAAGTTAAGAAAGAAGCAGTTGAGAAATTAACAGGATATAAGTTCACAATTAAATAATTAGAGCCACTTATTAGATCACACTGGCCACACTTTAATCAGTCAATCAATAGTAACCTAACTTAAAAAATAGATCGTCCTAGATCACATAAAAAAATCCGAACTTGGTAGCGATACTTCGTTCGGATTTTTAGTTACTTGCGTAACTGTCACGGTCCTAAGCCGTGTTATTTCTTTATTAATTCGTTAATTGCATCATCAACGTACTTATCTCTTTGATCTTGTAAATATTTTATTCGGTCTAACATAATCTGTTTATCCGCAATAGTTGTCTGTTCAATATAGGCTTCCTTTTCTTCGTATAGTTTTTGCCAATAGGCAACGCGCTCTTCCATCATTCTTCCTTGATAGTAAATTACTCCAACCATAATAAGAATAGTAAAGGATTGTTCCTTTAATTTAGATAAAAATGTATCAGTGAATCCTGCAAGTTGGTTTTGATTTTCAGCCATGTTATACGATTGGTTTAGCTACAGGTTTAGCAGGTTGTGCGCTAGCAATTGGTTGAGCTGCCGGTTTTTTCTGTTGCACTGCAGCTATTTGTTGATTAGTTTTCTGAGTAGTTTGTGCAATCGCATTAACTGCTGTGCTTGCGCCCTTGTTTGCTGCATAGGTCTTTGCTACTTGTTTTAAAGCAAGTTCGCTAGCTTCTCCGCTGGCTGCCTGTGCTCCAATTTTAGCTGGATTTAATTTAGCCAATAGAGCTAGAAACTGTCTGATTGATGCTGGTACTTGCACAGCTAAGAAGTTAAGGACCTTATTGACGCCTGCGGTGAAAGACCCAAAGTGCTCGATTAACCAAGTGCCTAGTGCTGAATTTTTAAGTTTTGCAAGTTGACTGCCTACCCACTTAGAAATGCTCGTAATTAAGTTTAGGATTGTTTGAGCATGACTGGCTGCAGCAGTTGCCGACTTTTTAGCAAGACTAATTGTTGCTGGATTAGCACCCTTCTTAAAGGCCTCAATTATGGCTTTAATTTCTAATTTAAACGAGATAGCTGCCGTTTGAAAAGCACCAATTGCAACAACCGAGCCAAGCGTGACAACTCCCTGTAAATCTAGAGAAAGTTTTTCAACTGGGTTTTGTGTTAAGCCTGACTGAACCCAATAACTAATTGAGTGAATTAAGTCAAGTATCATTCCTGAACCTGGAACAACTGAATCAGCGACCGCACTAAGCACATCTGCACCTAAATGCACCCAATCTCCAAGACCCCAATCTTCATTGAGTTCCTGTTCACGTTGTGCAACCCAGTCGCTATATTCTAATAAGTATACCATTTAGTTAATGTATTTAAGGTTTTTATGGTTCTACCTCTTCAGAATCTTCGTCTTCTTCAAGGCCTAGTGCCTTAGAGTTAAATGAGTCCCATGCTTTAATCGCATCTTTCATTGTTTGATTAAGTGTAATAAGCTCAGTTTTTAAAGTTTCAACCTTGGTTTTATCAGCTTCCTCAACTGGATTCTTACGAATGTCATCAGGAATTTCCAAGAATTCTTCTTGTTTCTGCTTGAAGGCCTTAATCGCATCTCTTCTAGTTGTATCTAATGTGTGAAATTGTTCAATTTCAGATTCAGCTGAAGCGTCTTCGGCTGGAGTCTCAGTTGCTGGAGTTTCCTCAGCAGGTGTCTCAATAGCTGCTGGGGTTTCAGCAGGGGTTTCAGTAGCTGGAACATCAGTCGCTGGAGTTTCAGTAGTTGCTGTATCAGCAGCTTCCATCTTTTCTGATTCTTCAAGCCATTGTTTGTATTTATGAATCATTGTCTATGATTTTTTTGTTATTTATCTTATACTCGAATAAATAACTAAGCAATGACAGTATTTTTAAAATATAGTGAATGGTTAACAGAAAATCATACGCCAAGACCTCTTAAACAGATCTCTGACTTAGATATTAACCGTAAATTTGGAAGAAACCCACACACAGGTGATAAGTACGAAACTGAACTTTTCCCAATGTTTAGAAGGTTAAAGCCAAGAATTGATGCTCTATCAAAGAAACCAACTCTCGAAGAATGGTTTGCAATGATGCAGAACTCAGATAATCAATTCTATTCCATGGTACAAGCTGATACATTAGCTCAACCTGACGTTAGGGAACTATGGAGGGACTTAACTGGTCAAAGAGCATCAAAGATGAAGAAATATAACTTAACTGAAAGTTTAGAAGACTCAGTTTGGGCAAGCGAAATTGATCCGGCCTGGACAGTGCTTGTGGTTTTTTCAAATGATGAGCTTTACGATAAAGTTTCTGGAATCTTTGATTCACTAGGAACCGCGTTTGCTGATCTTAAGTCAAAGACTATCTTTATTGATGGTGAGCAGGTAAAATCTCAAAATTTAGGAGAAGACCATTTGCTTGCAATTGAGGCTCACGAAATTGCGCATTCAGTATTATTACATGGCGAATCTGATAGAGGAGCCTCTCAATATGACGAACGTCAAGAAAGAGAAGCCGACTGGTTTGCAATTAGACTACTTGATAGAATCGGCCACGGTAAGGCTGCCGCGATTCTTGAAGACCGCTACCAAAACTATTATGACGAATCATCGTCAGAACTTGAGAACACTGACCAACTTGAGAGATCTCTCGAAGAGTACGTCAAATAAAAAAATTAGATGGCTATGACACTTCCTAAATTTGGAGACATTAAAAAATTCTCCTTCGGCGAAATGACCTCTAATGACAATGGTAAAACCTCCGGAACATCAAGTGCTGGACTTTACATTATTTTCATTGGTGGACTTTGCTTCTTTCTTGGATGCATCGATAAGATGTTCCTAGATAAATCGATTGACATCATTAATCAATCTGTGATGTTCACAACGATTGGAGCAGCTCTACTTGGAGTTAAGAACATTGTTGCAGGTAAGAAAACTACATCAGAAAAATCTGATGAGGCTTCACCTACCCAACTAAATTCTTAAAAAAACTAAAATCGCCCGTAATACGGGCGATTTTTTTTATTATTGAATTTTTCCAGACATTGATTTGTAGTAGTCCCATAGATCCTGACACTTTTCGTACTCCTCCGTCCTTTCTAAATACTTAATAATTTCAAGTATTTCTTTCCAGTAGACTGAGGTGACTCCTTTTTTGTCAACGTCTTTATACTTCTTAACCCATTCTCTTTCGTGAATTTCTTGATCGACCGCCATAATTATATTCTAATTTTTGACGAGGTAACACCTCTCTAGTATATTTAACGTCGACTTCAAGTAATTCCTTAAAGCACTCAACTAGGTCTGATGTATGTAAACTTAAGACTGACGTATAATCATCATCTCTATATCCGCCAAATAGTGCACATGATACTGGAAGAGGTCTGCCTAACAAAGAATCTATCTCCTTAACCCATCTCCAAAAAAGAGTAGAACATGCAACCCAATGCTCAGTTGAACACTGGCTACCTAATTGATCGTGTTCATGTGAATCCGCTCCATGACACCAAACTACATAATGAATTTTATTATCTAAGATTGCATGCTTTGTACGCTCTAACCATAGTGCTAAATTTTCCAAATAATCATCATCGTAACCAATTGGATTAATATTAAAATCTTGGGGTACTGCTTTATTTAAGTCAGGACAAAACTTACGGCTATCCTCTATTGAATTTCCAAAGTGGCCGTCCAAATCAAAATATGCTCCACTGACTCCATATTGATTGTATATTTTTAATGATGCAATTACCTGTCCACTAAAAGTACAGAATCCACTACCTCCATCTGGTCTTGCATGATGGAATCCGCTAGTTGGACTAAAACTTACTTCGCTTGGATTATCAATTGAATTTTTAATTGCTTCGTATAATGAGGCGTTTGTATATTTAACTGTTTCAGCAAATGGCTTTGACCAGTCAAGCGAATTTGAACGATATCTACCTTTTCCTGCAAAAAATTCGTCAACATATCTTGATTCATGAGCAATTACAAAGTCAGTCTTTTTAAATGGACTAAAATCTCCAGATATTTCAAAGTTATTAATAAGACCATTATCTGCTAGATATTCTAATAATAATTTTGGCTTTAGCGGTGACTTACTGTAATTTGAGTAAGCACCCTTCGTTAGTACCTGTTTTTCGGTATAGAATGTTTTAATGATGGGTGTTCTCATAGTTAATGCTTTAGATAATTAATATACCAAAAAAGCCCAAACCTTTGCTGGTCTGGGCGATTAATCAGAGGTTTTTAACCTCTACGAAATTCTATAGTACCATTAACTGGTTAAGATTGGCCAGAATTATTCTTGAAAAATTTATCAAGATCAGAGAGGTGTTCAAATAACTCCTTTGAACTTAATGGAGGTAATTTGTCGGATGACTTTGTAAATATTCCATTTGCAAAAGCAAAGATGGTTAATTCCTTTAAAATTCCACTAATGAAGTCAAATAACTTCCAGCTAGTAACTCCGCTAAATAGAGTTTCATCAATTGAATCTTCATCATAATATTCCAATAAATCATCAAGGATAAAAGGTCCGTCCAATAATTGTTTAACGGTCATTTCGTGAATGTTATGAAATTCGTCTTCACTATCCTCATCATCTCCTATTAATTCAAGCGCCATAATGCTTGGAAATACGGCAAGCTCATTATCATCTTCCTCTTCAATTGGTCTTACTTGACCGACCCAAAGTAGACAAACTGCATCAGTTTTAACTATTTCTTCCATGTCACTAGATTCGTCAAGCGAAATTAACAATTCTTCAAACGGTAATCCGGTAAGATAGTTAACAAATATGAAATTTAATTGGCCCGAATAAGGTGTTAGGTGATTAAGTATGTGCCTTAAGGTAACTCCATCTTCCACATAAACTTCATACGGTAGGAACCATGTGATTGGCAAGTCTGACTCAGCAATATCTCGGTTTTGCCAAGATTCAGCAGATTCATCCCAAAGTGAAAATTGAATGGATTTTTTAGTAAAGGTGATCTTTTGCATTTGTTTTTTGTTCTTTAGGTATTTTACTATAACAATGACACCGGATTCAGGAATAAATAACTCAAAGTAATTTTTATACACTATGATAAATTCCTTAAAAGATTTAGTTAACGAGTCCATTTTAAATCAGGATGGGCTAGTTGATGAAATGGGAGTTAAGAAACCCGAAAGACTTAGCGGTAGCCACATCGGTCGTTCCAGACAAGAAACTGTAGCTCGCCAAGCTGAATTAGCCGGACGACCTCAACTTAGGTCATACCCTGAAGTGGCAGCCGATCTTACTAGAGCACTAAAGGCGGTTCGCCGACTTGATATTATAATGGAAAGGCCAAACAACTCTAGATACTATTATCCTAAATTTCCACAACCTATTGTTGACTTAATGACAGAATTGAAATCACTAGATAATAGCCGTTTTAGAAGCGACTTTGGTAGATGGAGAGATGTTTATCCTGGAGACGATGAGGCCATTCACTTTAGAACTGAGGGACCTTCTGATTTTCAAAGAAGTCACTTTCCAAATGGTGGAATTCCACCTGCCCTTAGAGGAGCAGGTTTGGGTTTTAAGCTATACCGAACTCTACTTAAAGAAGCTACTTATATTTCGTCTAACCCATCTGGTACTACTGAAAAGGATAAAGCTTGGGGGTCAATGTTATCTTACAAATCAAATCCAGACGGTACTCCATCTGATGACGATGCTAACGCAGTAATTGGACCAGGTAACTGGATGGCAATGGAAAAGAGTCTATCTGACCAAGTTAAAATTGAACTAGTTAATAATTTTATTGATCGGGTAATTGGCCCACGTAATACACAACCTGACCGATTTGATATGGACGATGAATTACTTGCAATCATGCCAAACGATATTTTAGCTAAACTAAATAGAGACTACTTAAATTCACTAGTTGAAAGCAATCGAATTCCGCAAGAGAGATTACAGCAAATAATGGCAGCTGTTTCAGATGTTCAACGTAGAGAAGAAGAACGTGCTGAAAGAGAAGCGACTGAACGAAGAGAACGAGCAGCTCGTCAAGAGGCAGAAACTCGCCAACGTCTTGCTGATAAAATTCAGAGATTTGGTGCTGACCCTGATGCAGATTGGAATGTTGGAGACTTCATTGTTGTAAAATCTTACCTATACGATGCATCGTATGACAGTCTGCCAATTAGAAGAGTTGTTGAAAATCGTAATGGTACTTACATTGCTGTAAAAATATCAGATGCAATCAGAATTGATGCTGGCGAAATTACACCAAGTCAGGCAAACGATAACCGAACAACCTCAGATAAATCAAATTGGGTTAAAGTAAATCTTGAACAAATACCTGATCTGAATAATGTTAACTTAACTAGAGATGAAAAGATATATGTTGAAACTCAACTTAACCCTGCGGAAATCGAAAGACGTAGAGCAGAGGCTGAAACTCGAAATAGAGAACAAGTAGACGCTGACCGTGCAGCAAATGCGGGTCGAGCAGTTGATCCTGGAACCTATGCAGAGCTTCCACAAAATGGTTCTCAACTTAAACAAATGGTAGTAGCACGACCTGGTCTTGCAGCGCTTGACACATTGAAGAAAATCAGAACTGGCGATTTTGCCAAATTCATAGTTCTTGATCCATCACAAAAAGATGCATTAAGAAACGCATGGGGAGTTCCAGTTTATGCTGCAATAGAAAAAATCGGCAGAGCAATTAGATCAGTTGAAAATCCACAAGAATTAATTAGTTCACCAAGAGGAATTTCTTTAATTAACGTAGTAACTGGCGAAGTTATTCAAGGTCCTTTTACTGGATTGGGACTAACTGCCTATACCTTAGGCCCAGTTTCAGAAACTGATAAGCTATCGACTAGAGCAGGTGATCACTACTATATTGCAAATCACATGAATAATTGGGGTATTTTTGCTAAATGCGATTATACAACCAGAAATACTGCAAATCAACCATTTATCTACTTACGTACATTTGGTGGAGCTGAACGTTCTACTCCAGTAAGATTGGATTTATTGCGTAAGATTGTTGGAGCTCCTATTGAATTATAATAGGCGGATTCTTTAAATAGAAGTCAGCGAGTCTCTCTCTGAACTTTCCATAATACTCACGCATTTCACTTGATGAAAGTCTAAAATGCTGAGGTGCAATACTTTGTTCGTTTGAAATCCAAATTCTGCAAGTACTTACTTTAATATTTAGCCTGTCCCAAACTGCCACAGCATACGCAGATACTTGCAATTTATAGTCCTCAATCCATTTTTCTTCCTTGGGTTTTCTAGCAGTTTTAAAATCGACAATTGCCGTATCTTCTGACATCAATACAGACAAGTTATCTAGAGTTCCAGCAAATCCACCGTCTCTTGAAGTCCATAAGAATTTCTCCTGAGCTATTACCTTTTTAATTTCAGTGAAGCTGCCGGATTTGATATAATTATAAAAGAGCATGCCGCCGACTATTTTTGCCCGACTATCAAACTGATCAATTTCATCGTCTAGTCTAGCTAGTGAAAGGGTTTCTTCCAATCTGTCCTTTTCTGACATTGATGCTGGCAAATTAAGATAGAGTTCGCATAGTTTATGCATTACCGTTCCACGACTAGTTGCATCCTTACCTATCTGTTCAGCCTTGGTGTGACCAATTCGATTCCTCCAAGCATCCAAACCAGTCTGGTCAGACGTTGAACCTAATATCGAGGTCACACTTGGATAAGTTCCAATCACCCCAGATGAATCAGATACTTCATAATATCTGAAACCATTTAACACAACTCTCTGTATTTTCTCGCTCATTAGGATAAATAATTTAGTATCTATTACAAAATAAACACGTAAAGTTTAGCATGATTAAGAATTTTGAACAATTTAGCCAAACCAATGAAGGATTTTTCGATTGGTTGACCGGTAAAAAGGAGGAAACTAATCCCAGTAAGAAGGATTCATCTGCTGGTATTCTCGATAAACAAGTTGAAGCATTCTATTTGACTCTACGAGCCTTTGCTGAAAGCGGAAAGGTTGCTACTATCCAGAATAAGACTAACTATCAATACTCTAAACTAGTTGAGGATATTCAAGCTGCCCTAGTATTTTTAGGTTATAAATTACCAGCTCATGGAGTAGACGGCTATTTTGGACCGGAGACTGCATCTGCTATTCAAGCATTTAATGCTGACACCGTTAAAATTAACACAGTAGACGATGCAAAGTAAATTAGTATCTTTTGATCAATTTTTTATAAATGAGGCAGCCAATGGCAAGCTCGATACCAGCGAATTAACCTCAATTGCTGGCGCTGGCGAAACAAGTTCTCAGCATAAGTTAAATGACGTTGCGGCAAAGGCCTACGAAGAAATGAAAAAAGCAGCAGAGGCAGACGGAATCAAATGGTCAATTACTGACTCATATAGAGACTATGACTCGCAAGTAGATGTAGCTGCACGAAAAGGTCTTTATAAACAAGGCGGCTTGGCTGCTGTTCCAGGAACATCAAATCATGGATGGGGCAGTGCAGTTGACTTAAAATTAGACGCTGACTCTCAAGCTTGGTTACAGGCAAATGCTGCAACTTACGGATTTAAAACAATTCCAAGAGAACCTTGGCATTGGGAGCATACTACAAGTGTACAATCTGCTAAAACTGGAAAAGAAACTTCAGATACTTCTGCTGTATTAATAGATTCAGATTTAATTACTAGAATTATTAATAAGTTAAAGGAAAAAGGTTTTTCGGAAAAGGATCTAGTTAAATTCTCAAAAACTGATCAGAAAGTTTCACTAAGCAGTCAAGAAGATGAAGACTTTTATAAAGCAATATTAACTGGACTTGGAGCAAACGAAACTCCTGAGAAAATTAAATTTCTAAAAGCTTGGAGACAAGGTGAGGGTGGTTCTGCAAAGAACAATCCATTTAATACAACCAAAGATATTCCAGGAGATGCTGACACTAAATACAATTCAGTTGGGGTTAGAAATTATCCAGATCGTCAAGCTGGATTAGACGCAACTCTTGCTACTCTAAAGCTTCCATACTATAAAAATCTGGTAGCTATGTTACAGAAAGATGATATCACAGCGGATGAGTTATCTAAAGCCAAGGATTTAGATACTTGGGGAACAGGCCCAATGGTAAGAAAGGTTTTAGCTGGAGGTAGAGTTAATCCGCCATCAATTGCTTAAGCTAATTTTAATTCACTAATCCTTTTAGGAACACTAACCGTTTCATCAATCCATTCAAAACTGTCAAGATTAGTAGTCTTCATTGCGTGTAGTAAATTTTCATATTCCATTCCAGTCTCATAGTAATTTGCAACGAACCATGCAATTCTCTCCTCGTAAGTAAGCTCACGATCTGGATCTTCACGGTCAACTATGTAGTACTCACGGTTGGGCTGGTCACCATCATCTCCAATTTCAAGAGCGTGTTTAATCCAGTCGGCATGGCGCTTGACTTCGCACATTGCAATTTTAGTATCTTGAGAAATGCCTCCAGTGTCTGGATTAATATCTCTAAATCTTATTTCTATCATATATTAATTATTTAAAGGTTCTTTAATTTAATCTTTTTAATACATCACTAATACGTAAAAACATTTCAATTGCAACTGGCGCAGATAGTAGTGCTATTAGAAAGTTATTTACATACGAGTATACAGTTATCACACTACCAATTGTAATATCCTTTTTTGTAGTAATTAGCAGTATAATTGATAAAATTAAAAATACATACTTAATACTATTTATTAAAAACCAATTTTTACCTTGTATTGTTGATTGACATATTTCAATCTTTCGTCTTCGGTTAAAGAACGACTCAGAGCTTACATATCCACATTCAATTGATTTTGCTTTTGTTTCGTAATGATTATTTGCTACAATAATTCCCTGTCTTATTTTTTTATAAAGTATAAATACTGAACTTACAATAAAAATAATTGAGACACTAACTAGTATGCCAACTTGCCAATTCTCAGAAAAGATAAAAATAAGTGATCCAATTATAGTTACAATTGTTGCAATATAATAGTGTACATAACCTTCTAAGACATTAACAATTTCATGAGCCATATCTGTTCTGGCTATCTTAGTCGAAACATCAACTTCATCCTTTTTAAGAAATTTTAATGCTATATTATTATAAATGATAGTGTAGACTTTTGTGTCATAAACCATTCGTTTGTAATTGAAAAAGTTTGATAAGAAATATGAAATACCTAAAAGTACAATCCAACACCAATTACCACTAATTAATCCATCAATACTCTTTCCCAATAAGAAAGGTGTTGATAAAATGGAAAGTTCAGTGAGTAACATAAATACATATATCCATGTTAATTGGGTTTTGTATTGTTTAAATATCTCAATGAGTTTATACATAGTTTAATTACTTAAAGTCGCTTTAATATTTGGGTGTGATTGATAATCGACTAATTCAAAATCATCAATTAACCAATGTTCTGGCGTGAATGATGGTTCGTTTTTAAAATGCAATTTGATATTGCACTTAGGTAACTCAAAAGGTTCTCTCGTGTGGTGCGGTATTTTATGTGCACTGTAGTATTCACTTAAGCCTCCACCGAATGGAACTTGTTCTTCAACTGCAGTTTGGTAAAAATCACCCATTGCGGTCTTTAACATTTCGTGACGTTCTTCAGAAGTATATTTTCTACCAATCTGTTCTTTTGCTTGTTCAATATGGTTTGAATATAAATGTACATCACCTAAGTTACCAATCAATTCATCAGGAACCATATTAACTTCTTTAGCAATTATCTCTAACAACAATCCATAAGATGCAATGTTGAATGGTAAACCTAAAAACGTATCTACTGAACGTTGATTCCACATTAAAGAGATTGCTCTATACTTACCAGGATTTACTATCTTTTCATCTCTTGTAGTTGGACGTGTATAAACTTGAAATCCATAATGACAAGGAGGGAGAACCATTTGGTCTAATTCTCCAACATTCCAAGCTGAAACCATTAATCGTCTTGAGTCTGGGTTTGTTTTAAGTTCGTTGATTAGATTTTGGATTTGATCAATATATTCTATACGGAACTCAAAATCTAGTTTATCCCACTTATGCTTTCCCCAACTTCTCCATTGCTTGCCATAGATCGGTCCGAGTTCACCCCACTTATTAGCAAACTCATCATCGGTTTTGATTTTGTCAATGAATTCTTCTATTGTAAATGGTTCAGTTAATGTTCTATTTTTCTTAGAATTCTCTAATAATTTGGTTTTACCAACATATTCACCTTTATTATATCTTTTAATATAGGCTTGGTAAGCATCACCATCCCAAATATGACAGTTATTGTCAACAAGGTATTTGATGTTTGTATCACCACGCAAGAACCATAATAATTCGGTTACCATAGTTTTCCAAGCCATTTTTTTAGTTGTAAGTAATGGAAAGCCTTCTGACATTTTATGTCGGATTGTGTAACCAAAGATTGATTTGGTTCCTGTTCCTGTGCGGTCGTTTTTCTCCACTCCATAATCTAAAATGGATTGAAGTAATTCTATGTATTGTTTATCAAGTCGGTTCATTTCTGTTTTATGTTTTTAAATTAAAATTCATTGATTACATCGTTTAATTCTTGGATTCGAGTATCGACGTAACTCGTTAATTCACTAGCCGCTTTTAAGTAAGCCTCCCTAATTTCATGGAATTTAGGATCCACTATCTCTTCAAAACTTGAATAGCTCTCAAAGCAATAGTGCATGCCTTCAGCTCTCATTCGGTAGCTAACTGTTTTAAATTGTTCTAATTGTATATCTAGATCTGCCATATTTATAGTTATTTGTACCAGCCAGTAAAACTGATTCTTTTATTTTTACAACCTTGAGCTACCTCAGTAACGTAATGCGGAGCTCCACCATTTGCATCGCCGAATACATTAAACATCACAAGCTTATTAAAACTTGGAACAACAATTGCATCCGCATTTTTCCATTCCCAATCCATTCTAACAAAGAGTCCGCCATTCCACGGTTTCCAATTTTTAGATAGATGATACACAAAAGCAATTCTTCCATTTACTCCATCCGTGTGAGGTCCATTATAGTGGCCTGCCTCATAACAGTTCATAAACGTATCATTTGAGTCAAGCGATAGATTTGAGTAACCAGTAATGTATTCAAGCGCATTAATAAAATTCTTTGACCTGAAAAACTCCAAGTCCTGATGATAGTCTTCAGTTCTGCGATAGGTATATGAGAACTGGCCCTGATCATTTAGTTCCCTAATGTACTGCAGTCTTTCTGGAATTGATGGATCACCTGGCTTGCATCGATACATTGGATAAGCGGCGGACAAGTTATATTGATCAGGAAATATTGCGAGATCCCAATACTCTGCTGGTTTATTAAAGTAATACTCTTGAATCCTCTCAGCATCCTGCGGTACCATGAAGTCCTCGAACGAAATAAAGTTCTTGGTTAACCATTGGTTCCTTAATTTTTCTACGTCAAATGAGTTTATTGCCATTTTCTTAAAAGTTTATTTCTCTCCAAGGAGTTTCATTTTGCCAAAATTCAAAGGTATCTCCGTCCTTTGGTCCTGACCCCTTTGGTTTTATTTGTTGAATTACCTTATCTGCTACTATCTGTTCTTTTGCAAGAAGAAAGGCTTTCCACTTTGCGTCAACTTGTTCAATGACCGTATCTTCAAAGTTTTTAGTAATGCCAGCAGGTTCTATTAAGACCCACTTTACTGACTCTAACACAAACCACGTATTACCAATGGTAATTCCATATAGGAATAGGGTTCGTGACTCAGCAATTTCTCCATGAGCTTGGGTCAAGCGATCAAATACTAAATTACCAACATCAATTAGATCTTTCATTTGGTCTTATACTATGATTGTAGGCTTGGAACCCAGTGAGTTGTACGACCGTCTGGTGTTTCCTCACGAACAACATCATTACCTAACGGATCCTTCTTTTGAGCATATACTTCAAACTCAAATGTAAAGTTACCAGCCTCACCATTTACCTGTCGATAATTTCGGATACTGGCACCGCCTTGTTGGTATGAGGCACTCATTATTAGTTTACCCCAGTTCCATAACTGGCAAATTTCGTCCTGAGTTAAGTCACTGACTCTTCTATATGGCGAGACTCGGCAACGGTACAACATTTCGCATTTAATATAGTTACCGACCCCAGCAAAAAGCGACTGGTCCATTAGGGCTTCAGCTACTGTTTTTTTCTGTGCTTTAGACGATTCAATCTTTCTGACAAAATCGTACATGCTAGCGGTCTGATCATTTAACATATCTAAGCCCAAGCTTGCTAGTTTCTTTGGTAACTCCTCAAGCTTTGTAAATTTTAGAGTACCGAACCGGCGCTGATCAACAAAGTACAGGGAGCAGCCATCCTTAAAACCAATCCGGAAATGACTATGTGGTTTCAAGTCAGTTGACCAATAACCGCTCATTCCCAGGGTTATCCAGAGACACGTCTCGTCACTAAATTCTAGCCAGATGAATTTGCCTTTAACTCCGCAGCCAGTCACACGAGTTGGCACGGAGGTCTTGACTTCTAGATCTGGCGCTCTTTTTAAGAACCTGCCACCTAGCACTTCAAAATCTGTAACTGTTTTATTCTGTGAGAATTCCGAAATTCCTTCGTAAACTCGTCTGCATTCTGGACCTTCAGGCATAAGATAAATAATAGTACTAAAATTATACCAAAAACAAATGAAGAATTACGTTTCATTATTTGAAAAGTTTGAAGAAGCATTCGATGACTTTTATCAAAAGCCAGATGTTAAGTCTGACCAGGTTTACCATACAATTGCAAAAGAACTTATTGAGTTAGCTGGTCAATACATGGAAACTGAACCTCAAATGGACATGCACTCTGACAAGTATGCAACTCCTACCAGAATTAAGGATCTACAAAATGACCTATTAGTTCAGGTAAACGATGCAATGGGCGAGCAAATGGCAGAGGATTTTGCAACAGCATCTGACGAGCTATTAAGTTCTTACGAAATTGCTGAGAAAGCTGCTCAAACTGATGAGAGTATGAAACGCTCAAAGATTTTTAAAAAGGATGATACAGTTGAAGAGAACGATCTGCTACAGGATACTCCAGTAAAGAGCAATATTGAAAAAGTTGGTAAAACTGCAGCAATGAGACCTCGCCAAACAAAAACGCTAAATCGCTAAACCTAACTACTGGTTAGAGTATAACACTCTATAAATTTATAAATTATGTACTACTTAGCAAAATTAAGATTTGAGTCGGAAGACGACAATGGCAAAACAAAAAAGATTCGTGAACAGTATCTGGTTGAAGCAAGTTCAATTGGAGAAGCTGAAGAAAAACTACTTAAGCGATTCGGAGATGGAATTTCTCCTTGTCAATTAGAAGGAGTTAACGAGTCAAAGATATTGGGACTTATTGAATAAGTTATCTGCTATTAAAAAGAAAAAGGGAGCAATGCTCCCTTTTTTTATGTTTAAAGATTAGAGTTAACAACTGATTTCACCAGATTGATCTCTACGATCAACAGTCGGCTCGATTTCAGCCTTTAATAAGTAATCACGTAAGAGTACACGGTCCTCCTTTGAAATAATAGTTGAATCAAAATTACCGTACATGCATTTATAACCAAAAGCATACCTTAACCCGATCCAGAGTCTCATAAAGAAGTTTCGATGAGTGATTAGGTGAACGTCCACGTACAGTTCATCATCTTCTGTATCATGAATGAATTGAAGCTGGTGTTCCATTGACCAACACTCACAGATTATATTAAGTTTTGAATATTTCATTATTTCTTAACTGGTATTTTTTGAATGATTGCAAGTTTACCGATTGGAGACCATAGGGCCTCCTCTTCATGTTCAAAATTTTTGGTGTCCCAAATCAAGACCCGGCCATTTCGATTCATTACGGAAAGGGCTGCTCGTTCGGCTAGATTAGGGAAAGCTATTCCAAGTTCTAATTGGACAAGTTTAAAAGCTGATCGGAAAGTACCGATCACCCAAATTGGAGTCTCGGTTTCACCTTCACGCTTAGTTATTAAACACACCGTTTTTGCTCTAGTTGGACTGGGCATTAAAGTATTCTGGGTAATTTAAGATGAGCTTTTCCATTATTTCCGGTTCAGGTACATCAGCTTTCACTGAATTGTACATAAAATCAAAAATCTCAACGCTGGTTGGATTTCCCACGATTGCATCGATTTTACGATTAACTGTATTCCTGACACCATTTTGTTGAACTGCACTGGCCAAATCAATTGGGTCCGGGATAAAATACTTATTAAAGCTCATGACAGTATTATACCCTTAGAATGGTTGGAGTTTTAGTCAAATAAATAATCTCAAATAATTTTTATACACATGATACCAAATCCAGTATGTTATAACGTACTAAGCGTTCCAGAAAAAGCAGTTCACATTAGCGGCAAGCTTTCACTTGGAACTCTACCACATGATTACCGAGCAGATACTGCTCAAAATTGGAGAATAGGAATTTCGCCAAACGGCGGAATGGGTCCTACTGTCGGCGGTGGGCCTGATTCACCATATAACAGTGGAATCGTAGTCTACTCTGACACTTATTCAAAAGGCATAGGCATTGAAGCAAACTCAGTTCCTAGAATCTGGTGGATCGACAATTCTACCGGTACCACAGTTGACGATTTTAAAGCCAAGGTAATTGAGATTGCAAGTAGACTACCTGAAAGAGCTGCGAATAATTATGAAATATTTAGCTCTTACACAGATGCTGTAGATTTCTTAGCCACTAATAATTACACCCTAATTGCGGACGATTACCCTGAGTACTATTACTCAGATAAGTGTATGCTTAATCTTGAATTAGGTTATTGGCCAACCAATAATGGAAACTCTACCTACCAACTATTCAATTTAGCGAATCCAACTAATTCAGCCGGTTATACTGGATCAGCTGTTCCAGCATATCCAAGAAATGACTTTTACTGGAATCCTGCTGGTTTATCAGCTCTACTAAGCCCAGCTTGGGAAAATATTGGACAAGAGACTGGATTTCAAGCATACCCAGACCAGGTAAACGCGTTCGGCGGAATCGATCAAACCAGCTTTGTAACCTCAACTCAACTTCAAAGTTTTGGAGGTTTCATATTTGAAGCAGTTCTTGAAATAGCTGGAAGTGGAATTGAGACTGTATTTGAACTGCGTAAGGCAGGTTCAGCATTTGGTTTTGAATTAAACTATGTAAGTGATCACTTTGAATTAGTTTATAACGATCCAATCAATGGAATAACTACTGTGATCATGCAGAACAGCGCGGCTGGTAAACGCCATATAGTGCTTAGAATCCCTTACACAACCACGTATGTCCCAGCACTAGGTAACAACTATAACGAGTGTGTACTTTGGGTAAACGGTAGTTTGCGATCGGTGAATACTATAGTTCATTTTGGTGGCACGCCACAAATGTCGTGGACCGTACCTGCTAACGAGAACCGTTTTAAGTTTGGATCAACTAGCAAGACTGGTGGAGTTACTTCACTAGGCGGCCCAATTTTTTCAATTAAAGTTTATACAGCTGATCAAGATAGAACTGCTGGCGCTACGCTAGCTGGTGAAATCGCAGCCAAGAACTGGTCGATTGTTCAACCGTTATATGGTTTATAATCTTTGGAATTGATACTTTGTAGCAGTGGATTCTCTCAATGAGAATCCATTGTTGTTTAAGAAGTCCTGAAAATTTAGAAAAGGATAATTGGTGCTGCACCCAGTTTCGGGGTTAACCACTGATAAGTATGTGTGATTTAAGCAGGTGACATAGACTTCACGAATCTGATGTTCAATTGAGTCTTTGACAAGTATTGTGCCGATAAGAGGTAGGCCGTCTTGCATCAGTGTAACTTTTTATAACGCCAGCGAAAGTAGATAGAGAACCCAAAAAAAAGTCCCGCTATACAGTACAAAACGAAGTTCGCTCTCCACAAAGTGCCAGTGACTTGTATCAGCCAAAACTGCACGATGTCGAACCCGAACGGGTTGAAGAATAGGGCCACCATCATGCTCCATGTTGCTAGATTGCCCATTAGGGTTTTTCTCCAAGTTTCGACTCTCACCTTCCATACGTTTATAATTTTTCACGTTTAGTTATAGTATCCAACGTGGAAATCTGAATGCTGATTTCAAACTTATTTATTACCATTTAGGTTCTTCGCCAATTTGATCTAGTGCACAGTGAAATCCAACAAGTCGGGTCTTTGCTTCAAGAAAGCAACCGCAAATCCCACATTGGGTTAAGAGTTCTCCAAAGTGAGGACACTCCTTACAGATTGACAGTCGTCGAGCCTTTTCAGCTTCACTAACAAATACCTTTTCCATGATTCTACCTAGCACAGTTGGGGCTGGAGCTTTGGGCTTTGACCCGCATCCGCAACCTTGAGTAGTTGTGTCTAGATTAGTTTCATTAGTCATTATGATTAGATTATTTCAAAAATGTTTTATCATCGAACTCCAAATAGTTTTCAAGTAAAGCTGAAAAGGTATTACGGTATTGAATGACAGCCAGATCCTTGGCCTTGGCCTCTACTTCAATATCAAAGCTGAGGTTATAGTTATTTATTTTCTCATAGATGTGATCGGCATGGGAACGAGCAATGACGCTTGGATCCTCAAATGTTTTCTTAGAGCTTGAATAATGAGTTAGTGGAGTATGACCGTGCCATGTAGTATAAGCCAAGCGTAGAGCAGCTTCCTCACTAAGCTCGCCAGTATTGAATCGATGATGATGGAAATCAAAAGTAATTGGCGTGCCGATTTTGAGATAGATTAACCTATACAGATCAGCAACTGAGTATTGTGTTGCTTTGTCGTCGTTTTCGACAACTAGCCTTGATTGGGTATTTGGCTTGAGTCTCTTGAAATTTTCGCAAAAGCGCTGAGCTGCTGACTCCTTGTCACCGTATGTACCACCAACATGAATGTTGATTGGAAAGCTTGGATCGACTGGCAGACCCATAAGATCCATGATTTCGCAGTGCTGATCAAGATCCTTGACTGTTTTGGTAACAACCGCTGGAGTTGGAGAAGGCAGGACATCAAACTGGCCTGGATGCATTGAGAGTCGCATACCGTGCTTGAGCACAAACTCGCCGATTGCCTGCATGTCAGGTAAAATTTCGGCAAAGTTAGGCAGTAATTGAATTTCATACTCAGACATCCATGGAAAAATATCGCTTGACATACGGTATACATAGATGTCATTTGCTAGATTCCATTCCAGAATTTTAAGAATGTCCTTGATATTTTGATGAGCGAGCTCGCCACAGTAGGCTTGGCCCTTTTCTTGAAAGGTACGTTTGATCATGCCGCGATTGGCAGTTATTCGTTGGTCGGCTAGTGACAAGTTAATGCAACAGTAGCCAAGTCTTACTTGGTCGTTTATCATAGTATTAATATACTAAAAGGTCAGATTTACAAGCTGAACTGATAGCCAAATACCTAGATACGAACCTGCTACTGATCCAGCAACATAACCCAACCATTGGTGTAGAGAGTCCTCGCTCTTTGCAATCTTACGAATCACAAAGAAATTTAAAGAAGCAATCGTAAAATCACTGACTGCTGCCAAGTTATAGTGAGCTTCTGATACTGCTCTAAAATTAATACATAGTAATCCATAGAGTATTAATTGAATCCCAAATAGGACTGCTGCTTCTTTAAGTTTTATCATTGGTTGATAGTTATGCTCCATTTTGCTTTGCCAACGCACCGTTATACATAGTTTCGAGTTTATCCCAAAATGGATGTCCTTTAATAACAGATGAATTTCTATTGTAAGTGTTTATGTAAATAATCGTTCCAACAATATCCACTCTTTCGTAGCAATCATTTTTATCTCTACCTTCTTCGTTATTTGTCCATTTTACATAAACTCTTGGCTTTGTATCTATAACCAATTTTACGTCTGTTACTTGTCCTTCAAATTCCATTTTTGTTTATTTTAATTTAATAATTTCGTTAATACCACCCACGCAAAACGAGAGCATAACAACGTGTATATTCAAGTTTGCATCAGCATTTGTGTATAATTTAAAGGTTCTATAAGCAAACCTGAAATATACACGAAACCGTTATATCCAAGTTACAAAATTGTAATTACCAGTAACTACTCGAAGTACCTGAACTACATCAATTGCATCTTGTAGAGCATCATGAGTTACTTCACCTTTAATTTTACAGCGATCCATACACTTCTGCAAATTAGGTAAAGACTCGTCATTCTTCCAGTCCATTAGTAAAATTGCTGGATCTAAAATTCTTTGTCTCATTTGAATTTGAGAACCCCAGCTTGGTAATTTCTGCAAAAAGACTTTATCAAAGCTTGCGAAATTCTTACCGGCCGCATTTATTTTAATTACGGTTGACCCTTCGTCTGCATAGACCGCATTACTTGATAACCACATTGCAAAAGATCTAGCTACTAGATTTACTGGTAGAATATTGTGCTGCTTACGATACGCAATACGGTCTTCCTTATTTAAGCCTTCCATCTTTGACAGAATTTCAAAAATCCAAGAATTCATTTTTAGAGCAGTTGGCTGGCCGGTGTATCTGTCATGTTCAACAATACACTGGAATTTTGGAAGTTCTTCTAAACTTACCGGGTAATTAGTGTCTTCAATTACTGCACCGATTTGCAAAATTTGACAGCTTTCTGGATCTAGCCCAGTTGTTTCAATATCGATAGATACATATTTCATTAGTTCCTTTGGTTATTTTAATGTTATAGGTCAAAAGGTAAATCATCGTCAGACCAATCGCTCTTAGCAACGGTTGTCGATTTTTTAGGACCAGTGTCAAGGCCTAAGCTGCGAAAAATATCATCATCCTCGTCTTCGTTTGACTCGGCTGCCTTGCTGATATTTGCTCGTTGTTGACCACTAAGTCGGAAAGCTTCCAATGTATTGAAATACTTGGTTTGACCTGACTTGTCTGTCCAGTCTCTACCCTTTACGTCAAATGATACGCTTACTGTATCGCCAACTCCGTATGAGTCAATCATATCGCACTTGTCCTGAACAAGTCCAAATACTATTTTCTGTGGATACTTATCTCCACATTCGATTACGAACTCTCTTTTTCGAAAGCCTTTGTTAAATGTTTGTGCGGGAAATACTTCAATGATTATCCCTGTTAGTTCAAATGCCATATATTAAAAGTCTGGGTTTGTTATTTTTATATCGTAGTTTGTAAAATTCTCAAAATCAAGTCGGTCAGCTTCAATTCGTCTGTCTACTGAATCGCCGGGCATGTTACGCAGAGCCATACGCTCGCGTCTAATCTCTTCAGCAATATCAATAAAGATGACAAATGATTTTTTACGTGAGTCCTCGTCCAAATGTGCAAGGCCAGTAGGAGTCATAATGAACACATGATCATCATCAAATTGATCTCTTGAAGTTCCGTAAATCCATCCATTGAATTCAACGTACTCATAGAACTCATCATTCTTAATCATTGCTTGGGCCTCTGCCTGTGAAATGAAAAGGTAATCAACTCCATCTATTTCGCCTTCTCTGGGAGGACGAGTTGTGTAACTAACTGCATATCTAAAGCCACGTGCTTCAAATTTCTTGCGAATGTAGTCCTTACCACTGGCTGCTCTGCCAACTAGAATTATTCTTTTATGCATATCTAATTAAAATTCTCTTTTTTGTCCGTGAATTGCTTTGAATACTGGAAATCTCAATGAGTGTTCTCCATGTTGGTCAGTAGTCTCTTCAAAGAACTGAACAGTTATTGTTTTACCTAAAATTTCATTTGGGTTTTGATGATAGAACCTTCTTTGTTCTAGATTAAAACCCGATCCAACTCTAACTGTATTGCCTTTGTGTTCAACAATTACTGCTTTTAACATTAACTCTTCAACCTCACGACCCATTTCAATAATTCTGTTTACATCAGATTCAAGATCAATTACTACATATTCGGCATCATGCATCTTTTTAACCTTAAGTAGGCTCTTTGAGCGCTTGCCCTCATAACCAACATCCTTACGTATCATAATTCCTTCGTATCCCATTTCAGTTGCATCAGCTGCAATCTTTTCAAATTCTTCTCGAGATTTTATTTGAAATTGAGGTAATGGTTCCGCATAGTTTAGACCAGTAACAATTGCATTTAAAATAATTAATCGAGCAGATAGTGAAACGTCTCCTGCTTTATTATTAAATTCAGACATTTCCAAGAAGTCAAATATGTAATATTTCGGAGACTGAATGACATGCTCTTTACGGCCGATTTCCTTGATGATACCTTGAAAATCTTCAAGACCGCCATCTTTCATAATACAAACTTCGCCATCTAAAATCTTATTCCTTAAGCCAAGGCGTTTAATATCGTCAGCCAACACAGAAAGAGTTAAGAACTCATTACCTGCTCTGGAATAGAACTTAGGTTCTCCGTGCTCGTCAATTATTGTAATACATCTAACTCCATCAAGCTTACGACTGGCCCACCATTCACCAGAGTCAAAGTTTACCTTTTTCTCATTACCGTCAAACTTCTCAGCTAGGGCAACATCAAAGGTGGGCACCGTACCCGGCATTACTGAATTAATTAAGGTAGTGGTTGCTCTGGTCTTTAAGTTACGGTCTATCACATCATAGATCACATCTGCGAACTCTTGATTCTTGGCAATAAAACCATTAACCACCTGTATTGCATTGTGACCTGTGATACAGCGTTCATTCAGATCATCAAGTAATTGAAACAAGTCATCGTAACTATCGAAACTTAGATCCTGACGCTTCTTTAGATTATCCGAAGTAACATAATACTGCTTGAATGGAGAGTATACATATTCAAATAGCTTGCGTAATACCGGGGTATCATATTTTTTAAGTATCTCCTTTTTATCATTAGTTGAAGAAGTTGCTTTCATTTCTTCAATGAATTGTGCAACTGCTTTAAAATCTTGGTTTGTCATACGGTTATTATACTAAACAAAAAAAGCCGCTGACGCGGCTTTTAGAAATAATTTGGTATTTAATTAGCTAGGGTTAACTACTGCTTCTTTTGCAAGCTCTGCTTGTTTAGCTTCTTCAACCTTAAGTTGGTTAATAATTTGATCAAGCTGTTTCATTTCCATTACTGATTGATTTAAGGCAACCGCAATTCTGAAAACGCGCTGAGCTGATTCTAAGCCTGAGCTTTGGTACTTGTTAAGTAAGATTGCAGCTGCTTCAATTGCAGATGCCTGTACTTGAATAGAACCGTTTGATTCAGAATTCTCAGCTTGTTCTTGCTCAAAACGAGCAATAGCTGATGAGAAACCAAGGAAACAATTCATTACCATGAAAGCTTCATTTGGACCAGTGAAAGTAAATTTATTGCTACCGCAAGCATTCTTTATCCATTTTAGATCGGTTAGGTCTAATGTGATTGAAAAGAATCCTGTTCTGCGATTGATCAATTGATCAAGAGCTGACATTGTTTGAGTAGGTTCTTGAAAGTCTGGTTCTTCTTGAGTAGGTTCCATGTCTTGAGCAGGTTCCATGTCTTGAGATTCAGTTGCCTCAGTTACAGTTTCTTCAATAACTTCTTCAACTAATGTGTCAGTTAATAATTCTTGTGAGTTTTCCATTTTAAGTAAAAATTTTGTTGTTTAGATAATTTTACTCAAAATAGTTAATGGGTTTTAGGAAAGTCTATCTAAAATAATTAATTGTGCTTTAGAAACTTTGCCATAGGCTTCTTTAATATTGACAAAACCTGCCCAGTCAACCTCTTCCTTTTGAAGCTGAGTCTTTGGTACAGCAAGCGAGTCTAGCCCAATTTCTGAAAGATCTTTGATTTTGCACACGAAATAGTGCAGTGCATGTTTTGGATTGCCATTCTTGTCAAATACATGAACTGTCTGAATGTCAAGGTCTAATTTATCTGCACTTAATGAGATTCCAGTCTCTTCATTAAGTTCTCTAAGCGCAGCTTCCAATATGTCTTCGCCCGGTTCAATTCCTCCTTTTGGGATTCCCATGATAGGTTTGACCCAACTGCCGTTGGCTGGATGAACTAAGAGTATTTTTCCATCGTACACAATTGCAATACCAGCTGCATCATGAGACTTTGATTCATTCATAAAATCTGAAAATGTTTTAATCATTATTTAGTGATTGACGATACTTTGCATCAAGCACGTCAGTTCTGCGCTTAACACTTTTCTTAACAAATTCCTTACGTTCACGAAGTTCGCGAACCGTACCAGTTTTTTCAAATTTTCTTTTTAGTACCTTTAGAGCTCGGTCTAACGATCCATGGTCTTTTACGTTTACTATTAACATCGTGAATATTATACTAAAGCTGTTTTGATTGCAGCTACACTTGCTGTGTATGAATTTATATCAAATCCATATCTGGTGTAAATTCCAGACTCGTAAGTGTTTCCTCTAACTCCAACACACCATTGTATGAAAGGTTGCTTATACGTGGTATTAATATCGTCGGTTGCGCCGCGAGTGCTCATATCGCTTAATACGCCGCCAGTAGTTCCTCTAATTGCTTCGTACATTCTAGTTAACTGACCAGTTGTGTATTTTGGGGAAATTAGCATAAAAAGTCCATGAATTGCATTTTCATCAGTCTCACCAATAAAATCCTCCTGTAGTTTTGTGTTTATTGTCTGCAAAATCATGGTAACTTGCTGATCGGTTGCAGCAGATCCAGCATTTTTGTTAGTCTTAGAAATTGAGTCTATTTGAGTTGGCCGATCACCTCCACGTAAAGGACTTACCCATGTTGTAAAAACATCTCCATCGCCGACTAAAAATTTACCAGTTGCACGGTTTGCAATAGTTCCATAGAAACCCCCTAATGCTTTACACTTATTAATTTGACTGGTAACCCAATCAATGTGAGCCTTAGTCCAAGCTGTTCCAATCTTTTCAATTGATACAGTTATTAGAGCAGCAACAAATTCATTCATTTTACCCTTTGGATCGTATGTTGCAAGCTTGTCAATGCTAATATTTTGACCAATTGTAGCGGCTGGCGCAGCTACCAGAGACACGGTAACTTTACCATTAGCAATGGTCCAAGTAACTGTAACCATTTCAGATTGGTTATCGTGAAGTACTTTTACAGTACCGGTAACCTGACCAGCTTCATGGCCTTTAACTACAGCATCCTGTACCTGCTTCCATTGAGGAGCATACGTTGATCCTGCAACCTTACCTGATTTTACTTGTTCTAGGGCTTTTGCTGGATCGGCATCAGCTTCGTTTAATGTATTCTCATTAACTTTTGAGTAGTTAACAAGTTCTAATTGTCTTGCGTAATTTAAAATATTCATATATGGATTTTATTTTTTAGCTGAAATCTAGATCGCCCTTAGCTGTTTTTACTTTTAACGCGGTTGCAGTAGCGGCCGCTGCTGCAGGTTTAGCAGCCGACGTTCCCGCTGCAGGTGCAGCTGGTACCTTAACTTTAGCTATCATTTCTGGTGTAACATCTTTTAATGCAGCATCAATCTTTGTAGCTAAGTCTGCAGTAATTTCATTTTCTTCTTTATTTGTACCAACTAGGATACCAATCGCGTTTGCTGTACCTGATCCGTATTTTCCAACGGCACCACCTTTTGCATTAATCGAATCGGCAGCCGGTCCGCCTTTTGCAATAATTTTCTTTTGTAAGTCTTGAATCTTTTGATCAAACGTAGAAGTTCTTTTAATGCCAGTAATTGCAGTAGAACCAGTAGTTGCGGTTTTATTAGTAGTTGGAGCAACCGTTGTAGTATCAGTAGTTGTTGCAGCTTGGGCAGCCGGCGCAGTAATTGTTCCAGCGTCTACCATAGTTGAAGGAGTTACGTCATCGAATAATTTGTAGCTGCCATTCTTGTTTAGTGCAATCTTTGGAGTTTCAATCTTAATCTTAGGAAGATCTTCCGAATTCCATACCATTAATTTGCCAGCGCCGTCAACTGTAGCAGTTGCTCTAGCTGGAGATTTAGAAAGATCATACATAACTTCAGCATACGTATCAGTAGGGCTGGTTTTCTTAGAATCAAGTCCGCTAGTTGCTTGTTTAGCGTATGGAATAAATGCAATTTCAGCTTTTGCAACTTCTTTGCCAACTAGATTAGTTTTATTAGATACACCGCTATAAACCACACCAAGTAGGTGAGTAGCAGGGATACCGTTTATTTTACTTGAATACCATGTCTTAAACTCGCCATTTAACACTAAGTAATTAAGTAGAGATTGAGTTGGATTTGCATTACTAATCGTTTGCTCGTCTCCGCTCTTTAGAACAATGCTCCATCTAGCAGTCTCACCTGATTGTGGATCGATTTTCTTAATGTTTGGAGTATCTCGAGCTTCCGTAACTTCTACGGTTTTAAATTCTTCAAATGTTTTAACAAATGTCATTATCTGTGTAATATTATTTTAATTTATTTAATGAATGAAAATGGTTTAATTGCAAATAAACTTTCATTAGTCGGAACATTAATTTTTGGCTCTTGGCCATTATCAATTAGTGCTCTAGCTTTTGCTTTTATTCCTTCGGCTTCTTCAGGTTTAATAATACCTTTCTTAACCATATCTTGTACATAATCATCCATTCTTGATTTATCTTCAGTATTTAAACTAACTGTACCGGTTTTTGAATCCCATGCATCTGAAAAATATGCTTGAGTAACTGGGTCAGCCTGGTCAAGAGCGTGTTGAACATCAATTGCCGTATCTCCTCCAACTATTTCTAGAGCGCCTTTGCTATAGTCAGTTGATTTATCTAAGAATTCTTTTGATTTATTTGGATCATTTCCCATTAGTGCAGTACCGCCTAAACTTCCAGTGCTAGAAACGTGGTTTCCTCCAAGTGCTTGAACTAGGGTTGCTTTTTGTTGACATGGATCAGCTTCTTCAGCTTTTCCATCTTTACTAGCGGTTGCTTGATAGTTTTTAGTTGCTGAATCAGCTTTAGCTAGCTCAGCTTGAACTTGATCATATAATTCTGGATTTATAGTTTTTAGAGAGTCTAAGTTAGCTTGAGTAGCTTCTTCAGCTATCATTGCTTCATTTGCTGGAGCTGGTGCTCCAGTAGATAGTAGGTTAGTTGCACTAACCACTGTTGATAAATTTGAAGCTTTTGCCATTCCGGCTTTAACTATACAGTCTAACGATCCTAATTTTTTCCAATACATTGCAGTTATAAATGCAATCATTCTTTTGAATACTGGAACACGTTTAGCAATAGTTGGTGCAGCTTTAGCTAATACCTTCTTAATGAAGACATCCGTTGCAGCCATAGTCTTAACGCCCTTTGTAAATAACTCAGGATTTGCTTTAAATACGTTAAGCGCTTTTACCTCATTTTTAGAAAGACTCTTTAGAGTAGTTGGATCACTTAATATTTCAGTGAATAGGGCTTTAACTGAGCTTACATCGCCGGCTTTTGCAAGTTTAACTAATTGATTGCTTGATCGGCCTGACGTTTTTAATAGGGCTTGAATTGCTTTATTCTTAGTAGCAGTTTCAATTGAACTTACTGCTAGCTTATTAACAATCGCAGCATTGGTTACTTTGTCTAAAACATCTTGTCCTAATTTACCGGTTCCTACCAAGTCAGCAATTTTTTTGTATACTTCGTCAGATTGAATTTCCTTTGTTAGATCCTTGATAACCTCATCAGCTCCTTGAAATTTATCGCCAATTTGTTTTTTAATAGTGTCTGATAGTTTGACATTAGCCAAACCTGGAGCAGTCGCTGCTAATTGTTTTTCTGCATTGGATATGGCGGCACTAGTTGCTGAATCAGCTGACTGTTTAAGAGCACCTTCTCCAGTTTTTGCAATTTCTTCTCCAATCTCTTTAAAATTCTTACCCCAACTTGCAACGGTTAGAGCCATTGCATCTGCCCATTTTATAAGTTTAGCGCCTGCTCCACCTAGGAAAGGTACATATTCAAGAATCTTACCAATTGCCTTAACCATTTTAGTAACAAGGTTAGGTATGAATCCAGCTAGGGCATCTCCTGCTTTAATGAAAAATTGTTCAACCATCGGCATTAAGCCCTTTTGGCCAGATTTAATAATACTAGACTTAGCAAGCATTGCAGCAGCAGCTCGTTCGGCTGGCAGTGAAGATGGTCTACATAAAATTTTAATTAATGGATTTAATATTTTGCCTAATGGACCAAGTAACTTCATTACTGCTCCACCTGGAAGCATTGCAAGTATTGATAGAACTGCAGATAGGTAATCAGGTTCCTTTTTCGCGAATAGTGATAGTAGGGCAGAAAGCAAGTTAGCTGCAATATCTGCTCCAGGTAAACCAATTGATGCCCATAGGACAGTCGGTAAAGCACCAGCTAGGTCAAGTAATAAACGAATAACATTAACTGCTGTATCCATTGGAGAATCTCCAACGACCATACTCTTAAGAAACTTGCCAACTGACGTTATAACACTACCGGTTGTACTAAGCACGCTCTCATCAAGAGCTGATAGTTTTTCAAAATAAGTTTTGGTTAAAGTTAGTTCAACTACATCATACCCGGCTCCTTCTAGGAATACCTGGTCTCTTTGTAATCTTGAAAGATCTTGGTAGTTTGAAAATAGATATTGACTAGATTCCTCTAGTTGATCCTCTGAATAGCTGCTAGCTTCTCTAACTGGATCACATGTTATTAAGTCTTCTGGATTAAAAGCGTCCAGGCTAGCCCAGAATGCTTCAGGTACCTGCTTAAAGTATTCTATTATTAAATTCTGAGAGCGTTCGCTTTCATTAAGTTGTCCAAAGTATTCTTCTGCAGAAATTACGTAACTCATTATATAAAAAATGGTAATTTCTTATTATTTATTCGAGAGCCTGAGGCTAAAGCGAATCAGCGCAGTTTCTTAAGATTTTTAAATAATCCTTTCTGGAGCACTCGGCTAAAAACTTACAGATTTCCCAGAAGTCTTCAACTGTTTCAAATGTCATTGCTTGATGTTGTCCCCATTTATAAGAAACTGGAATCACTCCAAATATGATAGATTCGTAGACTCTGGCTGGAATGAATTTTTCTCTAATGTATAGATCCTTACTTACATTTACTGATACCATAGACATTTGGAAATGCTCCCAAATAAGCTCGCGATCCTCTCTTGAAATTAGAGTAGCCAACTTCATGCTGCCTATCCAGTTCTCAAGAGTCAAATCCTTTTTTGCAGCAATCGACATTGTAAATGGTCGACCGTCAAACATTTGAGTAGAGTCAATTGACTGAATAATATCAGTTATGATTGGATTCTTGGAATGACCGTCTTTGTAATTATCAAATGCAAGGTTACCGTAATACATTAGATTAGTAGGCCGGCTGTCCTGATTTTTCTCATGAATTTCCAGACATGCCTCAATAAAACGTTTGCTCATGCCAGGTAATGTAATTGATGGAATCTCACGGCTTAATCCAAGCGCCGCGATTGTTTCCAAGAATGACTCACTTAGGGAAAGATCAGTATCAACTATCACAATATTTGCCGGATCATATCCAGCAGCCAATGCAATAGTTATAATGTTCTCAAACTTTAGAGAATCTTTTAATTTCTTTTGTAGAGTTGATAAATTTCTGAATCGAGCCTTTAGGAAAATTCTATCGTACTCTCGATTCTTAATTTTTTCGATTACTGTAGTATAACTAATTTGATAAGTATCAATCAGCGAATTTGAGTAAGTTGCCATAAGTACGCCAATCTCATCAGGATATGGAAATTTGGGCTCAATTAAATTAGCAGTTTCAGTATCACTGATGTAATTTAAAAAGTCAAACTTTTCAACTTTAAACTTTTCAGATAATGAATCAAGCAGTCCAATTTGATAGAATGTATGACCTGGGATATTTGTATCAAATATCCCTAATTCTCCGAAATATGCGTAAAGTGATTTGTTTTTTTCCATTGTTACTTGGTTGATTTAAAACCTGCGAAATGCGTGATAAAATGTTTACCAGTAGCAGTACGTGGATTAACGTATAGTTGATCAAAGTTTGCTCTGAAAATATCAAGCACTTCATTGAATTTTGCCGAGCGATTTTCAAGTAACCAACTGTAATGGAAATGGTATTCAACTATAAACAATCGGATTTGATCTAAACTTTCCTGGTTTAGAGCACGAATCATATCGTATTCAAGACCTTCAATATCCATCTTAATACAGGTGATTCCTTTTTCTTTGATAATTGTGTTAATATTCTCAGCAGGTACCCTAGTTACCTGGCGACCTCTAATTGGATGGACACTGTGTTTTCCTGAATCTTGAGATAGAAAGAATTCTACTTCAGTTAAATCGTCAGCAACGATTGCTTTTTCAATAATTTCACAACGATCCTGAACTCCATTCATTTGAATATTCTGCTCAGCAAATTCAACATTGTTGTGGAATGGCTCGTAAGAATAAACCTTTTTAATTTTTGGGAATTGAGTAAGTAGTCTAGTTGCGAAAATACCAATGTGGCCTCCTGCATCTAACCAAACGTCTTCGTGGTCTAGATCTTCTAATACCATCGGCGAGCCGTTTTGAGCATAGTGAGGAATGAATAGCGGTTTAAAATATTCACCGCCAGTAGGTTTAGTTGAGATGTTTTGAGATACGTTAAACTTAATCTCTTCTTCTGATCTTACCAGAAATTGATAATCGTGATATTTGGTCTTCTTTTCGAATACCTGAAGTGTGCCATTTTCTCTAGCCTCTTCAATTGAGCATAGTACGTCTGCCATTTATGTATAGTTCTTTAAGTAATTATACTATGAACTATACGTTTTGGTCTACTGTTACGTCTTTTGTTTTAATTGAAAGTTCTTCAGGATTCTCTGGATTTGGACCAGACTGCTGGTAATCAGCATATTTAGACGGAGCGGTCTTCTCAATCTCATCAGGTTTAATTGAGCTATACTTATTATCTGTACCCATAACTTTGTAAGTTTGACCGACTGGGTCTATTCCTACAATCGTAACGGTTTCACCAGATTTCAGTTTAACTGATTGACCTGTTAAATACTTAGCTGAAGTTGCGGACACTAAAGTAATGTCCTCTGACTCAGTTAGGCTTTTTTTTTGGATTGATCTACAACAATGTACTGATTCTTAAGAGCATTAACGTTCTTTTCGATTGACATCTTAAGTTCGTTTAATTTCTCTTGGTATTCAGCTGAAAGAGATTTATCTTTTAAAGCTTCTTCGATTTGAGAAATTGAAGTTTCTAATTTAGCAAGGTTTTGCTCAATAGTTACTTTCTCAGCATCTAGTGCTCTAAGATTAGTTTCTCTTTCCTCTAATTGGATAGAGTACATTTCGCTTACGTCATACTTGAAGTTTTCAAGAACGTAATTGTGGAAAGTTAGACCTTTCATTTTCTTAAGAAGTCTAGTTTCTCCAAGTTTTTCAAAAACATAAATGTTTTCTCCGAAATTAAATACAATAGAATCTTTTCCTAATCTTTCATTAACGATAGTTTTACCGAATTCAAGATTAACGATTAGGTCTAAGTTATCAAATACTTTAGATAAAGCATTACGAGTATTAAGAGATTCCATTAAGAAAACCTCTGATAATTTGATAGAGTTGATGTTCTCAATAACTGCACCATTAATCTTTAAATTTAAGGTACCGTTTTCATTGATTCCAAAAGAAACTTTTAGGTTTCTACCAGTTGAAATAAGTTCAGTACTGTGCTCTTTAAAGTTTAGTGCACTGAATGCTTCGCAAGTTTCAAAGAAATCTGGAAATTCAGCAACTTCTTCAGCAGTCATTTGAGAAGGGTCAGTATCTTCTGTAATTTTGATAAATTTATTATCAACAAATACGATTGCAGTGTTTTCTGTAACTTTGTAAAAAGGAGCAATAATTGGTTTAACGTTAGAGTCTCCGTTACCGATACCTAAATTAAAGGTTCCAGTAGTTTTAGATTCGTGCATGCTGATCTTATTGATTAGTTGATTAACTACCGGTAAGTTAGAATAAGAACGAAGCTTCATTCTTAAAGAATCTGAAGTTTGAACGTTTTCTAATAAGGCTTCTTCTAATAGAGCGCAAGCATCTTTGTAAAGAACTGCACCAGTTACTCTCATTTCGAAAATTGAGTTTAGGATTTCTAATTTTACAATATTTTCGTTTACATAAGTAGCTAATGATTCTAATACACTAGCAACAGTTTTGTCATACGAAAATTTACCAAGACCTTCAAAGAAAAGGTGGATTGCTCTGTGTTCTGGCATGCTACTAACAGCTTCAGCTAATCTAGCAATTGTGTGCTTAACTACTGGATCTGCGTAAATTTCGCCTTCTTTAATAGCCTGTAATTTCATAGAAAGACCAGCTTCCTTAGCCATGTCCTGAAGACGTTTAGTTGGCTTATCTGCCATCTTTCTGAATTTTGCAACTACTTCTTTGATATTCTCATTTACTAACTCAGTAGCAAATTGCTCTAGAGTAGTTAAAGAATTCTCAAATACTAGTTCAGGTGAAACACCCAACATTAGAGAATTATTGATTGATTCTAGTACAACCTTTGATGCAATGCTAGAATTTATGCTCAAATTATTTTTGAGCTCGTTAGTTAGTTCTTGTATGAGACCGTTCATTTAAACGTTTGTCTTTTTTATTATTTATCAGCTTTTGTTGCTAAGTTTATTTATCTGCTGCTAATTGTGTTATTTATTCATAACCAGTTCCTGCAAATTAATTATTGGCTAGCCCGTTAAAACTTGCTGCCGTATTTATGTTTTTAGTATTTTCGGAAGTTTGCGAAACACTTGTAAACTTTTGCGACTTAATCCTTTTCTTTAAACCTTCATTTTCTGCAGCCAAGGCATCATATTTAGACTTAAGATCGTTTAATTGGGCCTGTGGATCGTTGATCAGCGTAGTCTTAGCTGCTTCATTTGCTCTAAGAATTGTAGCATATTCGCTAGATGACATCCATTTGCCAGTGTACATTAGTGTCTCAATACCATCCTCAGCAATAACTGATATGTAGAATAGTGAATCTGCTGTGTCCAGTATCTTTTTAGCTTGGTCTTTAGGTATTCTAAATGCAATCTGTCCAACACTAGGGTTCTCCTTAGCCGGGTCATTAATTGACTCGTATGAATAGGTTGCATCCTTTCCAAAATTTAGGGCATACTTTGATCCAGCATTTAAGTTTGAGGTCTTTTGGTTAGACGGATTATTTAAGTCAGCTGAGTAGACTGTGAACTTAATGAAGTTATCAGTTGGGTCAATCGGCAGAGTTAATTCGCCTTGACCAAACACTAGATCAGTTGAACCGTCAGTTGTTGTCAATAGTGCATTCTTTTGGCTTAATCTGATATTTGCCTGTTTTTGATAAGCCAGTACCGCGTATCTTACAGGTCGGTCACGGTAGACAATTTTAGTTGATCTAGCCGTCTCGGTTTGAGTAGCCTGTTTTGCTCCAGTAAATAGATTAGTTATTTCAAGATTCTTTTGGACAATCTTATTATAAACCTTCATTGACTGGGGTTTATTTGCTAATTCTAATTTTGCAAGGTATCTGCCGTACTTATTAGGATTAAATAAGGTCATTGACCCAGTTCTGATTACTTGATCACCGGTTTTCTTATTTAGTAATCTGGCAGTATAGTCAATTGACATTGATACTGCAAAACCTGCATCATTTAATATTGGGCGGTACTTTAATGGTGCATCAAAATTATCTTCCTGATAAACTACAAAATTACCAGATGGAACTATTGAACTTCCAATCTGTTCGTAAACTTGAAGTTGGTGAATTATAATCCAGTCATTGTCTACTCCTTTTGCATTTAACATTGCAATAAGATCTTCTGGAAAAGCACTGTTCCATGTAGCAAAAAATTCTATATAGTCGCCGGCTGTTGATTCTTGAATGATTGCTCCTAAACTATCAAATTCATTGATTTGAGGAACTGAACCTTCGTAATAATTAACTACTCGGTATACTTCGTATTTTTGATTATTGTCAGCATACAAATCCTCATAGGTTGCTTCGCTTAATGATACGGTTATTGGTGCTCCTTTTATAAATCCAATATTGTCAGTAATTACTGATTCAAATGAAGACGTTCCAAATTGAGTAAAATCTTCGTCCATGTAAGCTGGAGCTGGGACTTTAATATCAATGTACTTATCGTAAATTGTATTAGCTAAGAATAGAGGTCTTGGATTAAAGGTTAAAAGATCTTGAGCCGTTGCAGCAGTCATCAAAATATTTACTAACTGAATTTGTTGCAAGTTATTAAGTTTCTGACGAGCTCCCAATACTATATTTTCAACTTCAGTAAAGTTAAAACCTGATGCAAAATGGAATCTCATAGTATCCATTACTAGAGCATTTGTATAACTATTACTTAGAGCAACCTCAGTAATTAATGGATCATAATCGGTGTAGATTGGAATATCGGTTAAATCAACTCTAACTAATTTAGAACCTCCAATGGGTACAACACTTAGACCTCTAGCGTTTTTAGTAACTGCGGTGTAGGCATCAGTGTTGTAGATCTGGAATAGGTCTACGTGCGCATTCGTAACCGAGTAATAATTGGTGTTTAGAATTTGCGGACTAGCATCACCAAGTGGAGTTAACATGTACTCCAATATGCAATAATCCGATAATGTTACAAACCTAGATGTCATGTGTAATTGTTATTTCTTTAATCTAATTTTCCAGTAGATTCCGCCTTGTATTGAAACTGTTTTTGTTGCTGAATATCCAACACCTAAACTGTAAATCTTATCAGATTTGGTTTTCAATAATAGTGAAGGTCCTACAAAATTAACTATGTTTACTTTGTCAAATCCACCAATCAAGCCAATGTAAACTTGGTTTTTTGGTAAATCCTTGACAATTAGTGTTTCCTTTATTTGTATTTTATTAACTTGAGCATTCCATAATCTTCCCAATAGCGAATTTTGAGAAACCGTATCGTTAACTACAATATAGCCTAATGAATCTGCTAATTTTAAAGTATCAATATAAACTCGCTTAGCGTAATAATCATTTAATATAGCCAAGGTATCAACCGACACAGGAACTGCCATGTAAATAGTAGTATCATGATAGATGTCTTTACCTTTTTTGTAAACAATTGTATTGTGAGGTACTATTAAGGTATCAATATCATGTTTTAGCACTTCGTACTTTTTACCATCAATATTAATAGTCTCTCCAGGTTTGTCTCCTCCACCTTGACATGCTCTAGTAAAGACAAGCACGCAAACTAGTCCAAGGATAATTAAAGATTTAAAATCAAGCAGTTTCATTCAATTGGGTCATAATTTTGTAGTAATCAGGAACCTGGCCAGTCTCCTGTACTATTTTATCTATTAGGATCTTCTCCCTCTCCTTATTTGAATCTAGTGCATGTTCAAGCTCGTTCTTTCTAAGCTCAAGGAGTTTAGTCATTTCTTCAAGTTCGTTTAGTCCAGCCGTGATCTTATCGTACTCTGACACAACTTGTCTAATTTCATTTATGTATTTCATATTATTGATGTTCTAGTTTTACCTTTACTTTGCCAGACATTAATGCTGAATAGATTGCTTGTAGGTAGAAATCATTATTTGCATGAGGCATTTCCATTTTATTAGCACCAGGAGTTTCAGTGCTAGGTACTTGTGATAATTGAGCAGGTTGATTAATTGTAGTGTTTGAGTTTTGGTAAATCTGATTACCTTCATTATTCACCGAACTAACTGATGAATTTTGTGGATTAATCGAGGTTACTGAAGTACTTAAGTTGTTTACTGCTTCCGGTAAGGTTTTAGTTAACTCAGTAACTGTATTTTGTAGAGTTTTGTCCGGCGCAAGAATCTGCTTTACTGAATTAGACTCAACCATTTTATTGCTCTTAACGGTTACGTTATTTGAAGTTGGCGCATCAGGTTTCGAGGTTGACTTTTTATCTTTTGAATCTAAGTTGAATCCAAGAGACTCAGTTTGACCAGTTGCTCCAGCAAAGTCTTTTGCAAAATCCATGATTTTGCTTAGTGGGCTCTTTACTGCAGTCGCGGCAGCATCGCCCTTATTTGCATCAGGTTTAGGTGTTTCAAGAGCTTTAGTTAATTCCTTATAGTCAATCTTAGTTACATTATTAGTTGAACTTGACTCCTTGATTGAATTAGCTGTGTTAGAAACTTTTTCTAAAACCGCGCTCTGATTCTTAACTATTTCAGAACTTTTACTAATTACCTTTGTTGTATTTTCTGAGTTTTCGGTTAATTGGTTAGAGACCTTTTCTAAAATTTTGGATTCCCCAGCCGTTGCATTAACATTTGAATTATCAACTGACTTAGCATTTGATACTTTACTTGAATTATCAGTAGAATTTGTATTTGATATATTATTAATGGTGGTGTTAGTAACATTTGTTACTGGACCGGTAACTGCAGGTTGAGAAGTTACTGCCGACTCTATAACTTTGCCGGTTGTTGCTTTCTCAGCTTCAGGCCCAGGCTGGTTTATTTGATTTGACTTTATCGATAGAGCTGAGCTCAATGACAATGGATTCTTTGCGGCTTCTGCTGCAATTACTGCAGCTCCACTTGGAATAACGGTCTTTGCAACAGGTTTTTCGATTGCTGCCTCAAGAACCGAGTTCATGTCAGGAACATTAAATTCATCGAATGGTAGTTGATCTGCTCTCAATTGTAGAAGTTCTTTTTGTTATTTATTAAAAAAGCTGCAGGCTTGATCATTTTAGCCGTTTAACCCAGGCTGAATTGCAAAGGTCTCCTGCAAGTTAGAGTCAGACTCGTCAATTAGGAACTTGACATAACTTAAATATTCATAAAGGGGTAATGAGTATAACTCATTGATCGATTGGTTCAGCTTCACTGCCAGCAGACGATTAGTCTCAAACAAGTTGATCAAGTCTACCTGAAATAAGGAAAAGATCTTTGATAGTGAAGCTGGCTCGCGAAAAAATGGTAGTTGTTAATTTAGCACCACATTTTGGACAGCCAGTTGAAACAACATTATCTCTAGCCTCTTGCATCTGTTCAACAAATTTAGTAAAGAAAGTGAACTTGTTTACGTGCCAGCCGTATGAGTTATTTGCTAGGGCTCCGTATTGCTCAGCATTGAATTTACTCCAGTCCTGAATTAAATAAGGCGCCATTTTAATAAAAGCTTTATCAGGTTGTTGACCTGAGTAACGCGATTCAGCAATTCTTTTTCTAAGTCTTTCAATTACTCCAATCGTAGGCATGTACAAGTAGAAAGTTTCGTTTAACTTTGACGAAACTACTTCAAAACATTTATATTGAGGAGAATACCACTGCATAAGCTCCTGTGGCATTTCAAATAGTTGAAGCATTGAGCTATTTACTTTAACGTCATCGTTAAATCGACCGTCTTCGCTGCAAGTACCAGTACACTCAAATTTAGTAAATAGTTCATTTTGGCCTTCTGGAAAAGTAATTTCGTGAATTAGAAAGACTATGTACAGTCTATCAATTTCAACAATATCTCTCCAACTTAACCAAGATTGACCGCCATTGACTTTAAACCTTACACATTTTTCAATAATAAAATTTAATTGATCGTCAATATCTAGCACATCGCCCTCATCAATTGTTGACCAGTGTCTTATCTCGGCAACGGTTGCTGCCCTAATTGTTAATTCTGAGCCGTCTGCATAAAACATTCCAGCCGATGGCAAATTTTCAAGTGGAATATTCTTCCAGTAATTGTCATTTGCACCAGCAACAGTTGATTGAAATTGGGTTGATATTGCTTGGCCTAGACTATTAATGGCAGGCTCTTCTCTTCTAGGTTCAATCGGGGTAGCCGGTTGATTTGAATTCTTTCCGTACTTTTCGTCTTCCTTTTCCAAGAATGACAGAATTTCCTCCTCCTGAACTGGAGGTTTATTGGACTCTTTTGGCATACACTCGTAGTTTTTTAAATTATATCACGAAATCTAGGAAGGTTTTCGCTAGATGTGATTTAGACTCAGTAAGTCTAGATAAAGTTTCAGGATAAACTTCAACAACCTCCATTGTTTTTGGATCTCTAATGAAGGCTCTAATGGTTTTTTGCTTCTGGTCTATTTTGAAGCTTTCAAATTTTCCGATAACTTGCTCAGGCTCGTGTTTCTTATTGGTAAAAGTAGAATTAACTTTAACTCCAGAAAGTCTTGAACCTTTACGGAATGCATTATTTAGTGCTTTAATATCTTGGTCAAAACCGTTAATGTCAACTATTTGGGGTCTAGATAAGTCAGAAAGAGGTAGTACGCTAATTGCGATACCTGGTGAAAACTGGCTTCTTGATACAATGAAATTAAAGTCGCCCTTTCCGTAAAAAGGTAGGCCTTTCATTGCCTGTTGTCTTTGCCCAAATGTTAAAACTGGAATCATTATCTGCTGAAAGTAGATGGAATTCCTAGTAATACTACAGTAACTTCCGATCCAACTGTTATTTTTGAAATTATCGAGTAAAAGGTTTCGCCTGCATTAATTCGGACAGTTACTCCATCTCCGGTGATTCCCTGAGCAGCAGTTTTTACAGTTACCGTAATTGCTGATCCACTCGGATTATGAATTCCAAAAAAGGTGTCAGTAAAATAACCAACGCCGGTGTCGTTTGCAGTAATGTCTCTAGCTCCTTGGTTAACAAAGACTGGTGTGTAATCAATTGAATTATTTGAGTCAGTGTGAGTTTTTAAAATCTTAGCAACAATAGTGTTCATTTTATTTTAGTATTTTTAGCAAGCGCAATCAATTGGATTGCTATTACTTTTTACGTAGATTACTAATCCTCTTAACTTAACACTAAATGTTAAGTTTGGATTGTATATCTCTATCTTATTTATCAGCTTGGTTGCGTTACGGGTCTCAGGATTACTGAAATGCGAGAATGGCTGAGAAATTGGAAAGGTTGAGACTGCACCAGCATAGTCAGTTAACAGTAAATCACATGACATTTGAGCCGGCGAAATATCTGCACCGTCCTTATCTATTTTAGGATACTCAATATAGAGTAATATTCCCCTAGCATAACTAGTATCATTAGGTAAAATATAATAACCTGGATCACTATTTGTATCTGTATCTTCAACGGTAAAGTATTCAGTACTTCCATCTATCGGATAATTAATCTGTTGGGAGGTTAGACTAACAAAGGTTGTTCCAACTGACGTTAAGTTATTATCAAATAGCGTTAAATTACTTTGTGAACATACTTCAAAATCAATTGATTGACTTCCGTCTACTGGATAGTAGATATTCTCAAATGAACAAAAACTGGTCTCTGATTTAGACTTGCTAAAGATCGTAAAACACTTGTCTACTAAGCGTAAAATCTTTTTAGTAGGATCGCTTGAACATAGTGCAGCAAAAGAGTTATTAAATCTCTTAGCTATTGGATCTTCTTGGAAATTAATATATGCCATTCATCGGTAACTATTTTTAGAGCTTGTCAGTAAATCTTACACCAAGACCAGAGGTACGACCTCTAGCTAAATCTTCGTCTAATCTTTTCATTTTAGCTTCTTTATTATCTACCTTAGCTTGAGTGGTAGTTTCCGTTGGTTCTTCTATAACGGGTTTAATAAGTTCAGATTCTTCAGAATGTTCATAAGCTCCATCCGGCCCAATTTGAAAGTCATCACTAACGTATGGTATTTTCTCTTCTTTAATCGGTGAAGGTTCAGTGAGTACTGGTTCAATTACGATGTTATTTACAGTATCATCTACAGTATCATTTACAGTGTCATTTACAGTGTCAGCTGCTGGTTTAATATAGTCAACTAGTGATTTAATGAAACCTAATGCAACAATTGGTAGGATTGCTCCACTGACAATAGAAAGAACTCTTTTTTGATATATTAGTTCTTCTTCAACTAGGCCGAATAATTCTACCCAACCGTTAAAATCTTTAAGATGAACGTATGTATAATACGTATTTCCCATTGCCTGCATCAAGGTCAATAGGATAAAAAGTCCCCAAACAATACCCTTATTCATTTTATCGAGAGTAATGATTGAAGCTAATGACGCTGCTGCTCCTACTTCAAATGCAATTGCTAAACTAATGGCCAACCACTCGGGATTAGACATGCTAAAAAAGTCAATTACGTGAATCGTCGAGATAATCGACACTAACAAGTATAGAGTTACAAACGTCCCAATTATAAAAAATTGAGTTGCTCTCTTAGTCATTGATTATTTACTTTTTTGAATTTTTAAGATTTCCTCATCGTATTGATTCATACGATCATCTGGTCGAACAGTTGTTCTAATTACTGCATTCCAGTCATAAAGAGTACGTTTAGAGGCTCTTAGTCCTTCCACTTCAATCATTTTCTTTAGATCAGAAGTGTACACTGAATCAATTCGCTGATTCATGACTTTTGCCTGTTTTTCAACTTTGCCAATTTTACTTGAGTTGTTGCACTGTTGAACAAAAATGATTAATAGTAAAGCTAATACAATTTTCTCAAAGTGTAGTTTAATGTAGTTCATAAGAAACTTATTCTTTTTTGGTTATTTATTTACTTGTTGGTCAATACTTTTATAACCCAGGCTTGCAGCAGGTCAAAATTCTGTATTATGTGGTGCAAATATGATGCTCCATAGTACAAAATTGCTATCCAAACGCCAAGTCTAATTAAATCGGTTAATTCTGATATAATTCGATACTTAATTACGACTAAATACGCATAGTACTCATCGTTTTTTATTCGTTTAGTAGTAATCTCGACTATTTCAACCAAGTTATTGTCAGCAAATCGACCTTGTATTTTTGCAACAGAATCAAATACTCGACTCTTTTCAAGATCGGTTAGGTCACCGGTTGCTAATAGTGTTTCAGGTTCTAAGTTTATTACATAATAAATTCGGTTAAACCAGTCAGTTCTTGCCTTAAGTTGGCTAAGCAGACCTTGGTCTACCATTGTCTGTACTTTATTTTTATAGTACAGGTAATTTCGTACATCTTTAACTAGAGATGACACAGATTGATAGGCTTTGCCTGGATTTAAGTAAGATAGTAGTCCCATATTAGAAGTATTCTTTTAATCGATCAGCCATTTCTGGATTTTTGGATAAAACGGCTTCTCTTAACATTTTACGAGCCTTTCGTATTTTGGTTTTAACTGTGTTTAGATTCATCTCGTATTTCTCAGCAATTTCATTACCTCGCATTCGATTAATTTCCTTGTCAATTAGAATTGATTTTTCAATACATTCAGGTAAACCGGTGAGTTCAGCTTGTGTCAAATTATAGAGGTTATCAAAGTAAATCTCCTTTTCAAAATTATAAAGAGAATCATCTGGTATGTTTAATGGCTTTGATAGATTGTCTAAACTTGTTGCAAATTGTACCTTTAATTTATGCTGGTGTAATAATGACTCGTTCTTTGCAATCGTATAGATCCAAGTTGTGAATCGGTATCCGTCGCTATAGGACGCAATGCCTTTAAATATTTTAAATAAGGTATTGTGCAAAACCTCCTCAGTCTCATCGTGGTCATTAAAGAATTTCCAAATGAAATACTTTAATTTAGGATACATGATTGAGGCTAATCTATTTCGGTCTCGTTCGGTGTAGTTCCCAGTTTTAATGAGCTCGGCAAGGCTCTGCATTTCGTCATTTAATTGTTTATTAATTAGGTCGTAAGCGCTCATTTACTGGTTTTAATTGAAGTGTTTCGGGTTATTTGCTTTCCATTTCTCATATCTTTCGGTTATTTGAATTAGTATCTTGTTACGAACAATATCACTATCCTCAAACTTATGTATTCCCAAATTGTTAATGCCCTCAAGCAAAGAAATAAATTCTGGTAAAGCTACTTTACTCTTTGCAATATCGTATTGGCTTACGTCACCGCATATAAGTACTTTAGAGTCTTTACCCATTCTTGTAATGAACAGCATAAGTTGTTTAAAGTCAGCATTCTGAGCCTCATCTAGAATCATTAAGCAATTATCAAAGGTTGCGCCTCTCATATAAGCCAATGGTCTAAATTCAATAACTCCGGTAGATTCAAGCCAACCAACACAATTTGGATCATGTAATAATTTTACCAAATTTGAACGATAACTTTCCATAAATGGATCAATTTTATCCTTAATTTCACCAGGAAGAAACCCTAGCTTCTCTCCGGACTCTTGGATAGGTTTGGTTAGAATGATCTTTTTAATTTTACCGGCTAGGTATAATTGTAAAGCGGCTAAACCTGCAGTAAACGTTTTACTTGTACCAGCAGGGCCATAACAAAAGGTAATGTCATTTGTCATAATCTTTTGTAAGTACTCCTGCTGAGAAGGCTTTAGTGTAATTTGGCGTAAGTCCTTTTCAGATAGTTCAAGCTTCTGAGACTGGGTCTTTCTCTTAGTTAATCTTTCTGCCATTATTTAGTTTTGGATTTTTTATTTGAGGAAACTATCTTATCGAGTAGTTTTTGACACTTTGCACAAGACTCATAGTCCTCAAGTTGTTTGTAAAAGGTTAGGGCTTTAGTTAAACAGTCAGGCCAATCTCTACGTTCAGCAATGACGTCTACCTCATCGTCAACTATCATTAATTTTTTGATGTAAATCTGTGGGCGTTTTTCTTTGGTTGCCGCCTCAATGTGAGATACAATCTGGTCGAATATTTGTTTTTTATTATCTTCATAATCGAAGTCTAATAACTTGTCGTATCTCATTCTCTTTTTGAATTATTTCCATAGAAAGCAGACATTGCCTGCTTGTATTTGTCAACTGTACTATCATCAAACCTCTTTGTTGCTCCAGGTTTTTTAATTTCCGGAGTTGCATTTAATTCTCTAAGAATTCCGTGATCGTATGTTTGGGTATTTCCCAAATAGGCTTCACCTAAGTAAGTAGCGTATGCCTTTTCAAGGTAATCGCCAGGCAAGCGGTCAAGCTCCTCATTCACAAGTTCCCAGAAATTAGGGGATTCAAAGAATGCTGATGTTGATACGCATGTCATAGCCAAGTCGTCGTTTCCATTTTGACTTCTATATGTACCATTTGATGATTTACCGAATGCGCCAAGCTCATGAATTGTCTTGAACTCATTTGGCAAAATCTTATTAACTGCAGTTAAGTACTTAAATCGTTCGCAGTATTTAGTTTTATTAGTTTCAGTCATCTTTAGACCTGGTTTCCAAGTGGTAGACGAAATTGTGTGTTTAGAATGTATTAACTGACCAGGCCAAAATTCCTCGTTCTGCTCAAGCTTATCCATTACATAATCGCCTTTATGATCAAGCTCAATTAAGAGTCTAACCTTTTCATGATTGAATATATTATACGTTAAGTATTCAAGTACATTAGTAAATTCATTAATTTCTTTCTTATTAGATCGAAATGTTGCAATTTGCACAAGTCCAAAGAAATCGCCTTCGTTCTTGATAAAATCCTTGACTTGATCTAGCAACTTAAATGGCAAAGCCGTTAACTTAAAGATATTAATTACTGAATAGTCACGACCTACTCCAGAAGCAGTATCGACTGAGAATATGTATGTATTACCATCATTTCGAATATCATCTGGTGTAAACTTACTAAAGTTAGGGTGAACCGAGAAGCCATCTAATATGTCTAAATGATCTGGGGTTTGCGCCCATTCTGGGGTGACGTATGACGTTTGTAGCGTGAATATTTTCTTTAGATCTTTTGACGGAAGTAGTAACTTATCTGATGAGAAGAACTGTAGTCCATATTCCTGATTGAAATCTTCTTCAGATCCTAAGTTGGCAATTGTCATCTTCTTCCATTCATCGTCTCTGCCAGGTACCTGCCACCA